ATTTTGACATTAAACCGTCTTTTTCCCCAGTTACTGTTCCAATAAGTTCCGCCAGAACTTGTAAAAAGCCTCGCAAAGAGGCTTTTTACAATCCTTTTAATTGTCTTACAAACGAATTGTCGTCAATCTTTGCATATATCATCGTAGTCTTTATTTGTCTATGACCGATTACTTGCTGTATTGTAGTTATAGGAACATTTCTATTAATCAATCTGCTTGCGCAAGTATGTCTTGCAACGTGAGCGGTTACATGCTTGTTAAGTCCACTTCCTTTAAGAGCGGAAGATAACCTTGAATTGAATCTGCAATTGCTCCCCACATAAAAAAACTCTGAAAGCCGATTCTGATACTGGCTATATATTTGCTCACCTCTTCCATCAAACAGAGCAAAAAGAGGTATTCTGACATGTGTATTTGTTTTTACGGAATTATATTCAAGCCAAATCCGATCATTTTCCAACTTGAAGCTCTTTTCGTTGAGAGAAGCAAAATCACTTATCCTAGTTCCAGAATAGCTCATGAATAAGAATTGATTGATAGTTAGCTTTTTACTTTCTGATAACGTCCCAGATGCTACATAATTCTCAATCTTACGTATGTCATCATCACTTAACGACTTCAGTTTATAAGTATTGTTCAGGTCTTTTGGATCATGGTAAAAAGCGAATGCATCCGATGGAACCTTATTCCCATACAATTTACGTGCGATATTATAATATGTCTTAACAACATGCATTTCCTTGCATACGGTTGAATATTTAAGTCCGGAATTAATTAAAAATCCCATGAATCCGCGGAAGAAATCCTCTGTCAATGATATGACAGGACAAGAACCTTTGAATTTTTTTATAGTCTTCAAAACATTTGCATGTATTTCTATAGTCTGAGGTTTTAACCCTCTTTCATTCATGGATTTTTCCCACATTGCATACCAGTCTGCAGAAGCTCCACGTTTTGAATATATGTCATGCAATTTAGACAATGTAATTTCTCCAGAATAAGTTAGTTCAATCTCTTCCAGGTTATACACAAGTTTTCTGATTAGCAGGTTAAGATTAGCGGCATTTGGACTTTTAGAAATAAGTCCGGATTCTTCACTCCATTCGTCATTAAACACTCTGACATTAGTATCTAGTTCTATTACAGAACCATACTGTGAACATTTCACAAAAATAGCTAGCATTCCTCCGTGTACACGATGTGTTACAAGCTCATACTTAATTTTATTCATAATGATTATTATTAGATGCACTATAAATATATTAAAAATTAAGCATAAACAAAATGTCAATCATAATAAAAAGCTATATTTGCAGCTATAATTCTTAATGAATTATTAGATGCATAAAGGGGGATATTTCCAAGAGAGGTATATTCCCCTTTTTATTGTTTTAAAGTGCAAATAAGCATTCAATTATCAAAAAAACATATCCGTTTTATTCGGAAATAAATATTTTTTGTAATTTAGCGGCGTGATAGGGAAAACAGGGATTCCCTTCTTCGATGAGAGTTTTATCAACACAGAAAGGAGACAAGCGATTGTCTCCTTTCTTGTTTTTGTCCGCCGAGAAACCGTCGTTTTTTTTGTCCTTCATTCTCCAATGTGCTCTTCGTAACTTTGCATTGCAACAAAAACCAAATGTTTAACTAAAAACGACGACAAAATGAAAAAGATGATTTTATTGTTTGCAATGCTGATCTCTGCAGTGACCGTTTTCGCACAGGAAGCTGTAACCTCTGAACCTTCTACTGCCGGATTTGTAATCGACCTGGGCACGTTTACCGGAATCGTAGCACTTATTTCGGCCATCGTGACACAGATCCTGAAAGTCATTCCTGCCATTTCAGAAAGCAAGTTCGCAAAAATCGGTGTGAGCGTGGCGGTAGGTATGGTGGTGTGCGTGCTGGCATGGGCGCTTCAGCTTACTCCTCTGCTCGAAGGATACCAATGGTGGGGAACGCTTATTTACGGACTGGCTGCCGGCCTTAGCGGATGCGGTTTCTACGATGTGGTAAAAGCTATTGCCGCTCTTTTTAAGGATAATACGGAAGAGATGGAATAACGGGAAATCGGAAGGAGGCACGGAATGGACGCAGAAATGGTGACGGCCATAAGCGCAGCTGTAGTTTCCGTGGGTACCTTTATTCTTACTCAGTACAATAAAATGACGCAGAAGTATCGTGACAAGATGAACGATATGAAGTTGGAACGGTACAAGCAGGAAACCGAACGTCTTAGCTTCAAGCGAAGCGAGAATACGGCAAAGGTATTCGGCGAACTGTGGAAGGTGCTCTACGAGACAAAGGCCGACAGGGTGTACATCGTACAGCCGCACCCGCTGGGTAACGCAGCCTTCCTTTCCATCTATTTCGAAGTGAAACGCAAGGGGGTGTCGGGCATGAAGGATAATGTGCAGCGGCTCCCCATGAGCGAAATGGCAGTATTCAGCAGAGGACTGGCCGAAAACCTTTTTCTCTGCTATACGGATATAGACTCTCAAGTGAAGGACAAGATGGCCAAATCCCTGTTTATAACCAATGGCTGTCGCGCCGTAGCCATAAAGAGGCTGAACAGCGCTTCCGACTGGGTAGGAAACATCTTCTGCGAGTTTACCGACGAAATGGAGGTAAGTGAGGAACAAACCCACAAGGTGCTGCACGATGCAGCGGTGAACATACAGTTCATTCTTCCGGAATACCGGGAGAATCCCTATAAATAGAGTTACAAACCAAAAACACAACACAAACAATGGACGAAATCAGTTTTAAGAAGGGAGCTGAAGGCTATGTGGCCGAATATACTTCCGAAGGACGTACAATGGTGCAGATTCAGGGTGTGAAAAGCGGAAGGCTTTCAATCTCCCAGTTTATTGACTCCATGGAACCCGTCGCAATGGATACGGTGAATTTCACAAATTCAGTAATTGAAATCAATGTACCTGCCGGCATGAAGGTACGGCTTCTGAGCGATGTGGAGGTGAAAAAAGTCAAGGCATTGGTCATCAAGGATACCGCAGCAGCCGGTGGTGGCGGAGGAGGTGAAAGCTATGTGCTCCCGAAAGCCAGCGACTCTGCTTTGGGAGGAATCCAGACCGGATTTTCAGAAAGCGGAAAGAACTATGCTGTAAGAGTAGACGGAGCAGGTAAAGCGTATGTCACGGTAAACTGGACAGACACCACATATACCAATGCTACAACAGCAAAGCCCGGAATTGTAAAACAGGGTGCCCATGTAACAGATGCTACAGGTTCGGAAGATGCACATACCGTACTGAACAAGCTGATTGACGAGCTTGAAAAGGCCGGGGTTCTGGCTTCTGCATAACCACAGTCACAACACACAAACTAAACTAGACACGACATGAGAATCTGGGTTGATAACGGTCATGGTGCAGACACCAAAGGGAAGCAGTCGCCCGACGGACGGTTGCGTGAATATGCCTATGCACGCGACATTGCACGCCGCGTGGTGGATGCGCTAAAGAAGAAAGGGCTCGACGCGCAGCTGCTCGTTCCGGAAGAGGAAGACATTTCGCTTCAGGAACGGTGCGCACGCGCCAACCGGGTGAAAGACAGCATTCTGGTATCCGTCCATTGTAACGCTGCCGGAAGCGGCACGCAGTGGATGGCCGCACGCGGATGGGAGGCATGGACCAGCGTAGGTCAGACCAAGGCCGACAAACTGGCCGAATGTCTGTATCAGAGTGCTGAGCAGGTGCTGAAAGGCATGAAGATTCGCAAGGACACCACCGACGGCGACAGCGACAAGGAAAGCGGTTTCTATATTCTGAAGCACACCGTATGCCCGGCCGTGCTGACGGAAAACCTTTTCCAGGACAATCGCGAAGATGTGGACTTCCTTCTGTCGGATGAAGGCCGCCAGAAGATTGTCACGCTGCATGTGCAGGGAATCTGTAAATACCTGGGCGTATGAAACAGCTCCCGTGGATACTGGTAGGCTTGCTGTCGGCCGCGCTCCTCTTTTCGCTTTTCTTCCGTGGATGCGCGTCGCCGCAGTCTGGTCAGGGTGATACCATATGGCTTCCCGTCAGGGTAGATACGATACGCGACACGGCAATTGCTCCTCCCGTGTCAGAGCGTTCCGCAGGAACAGACACCGCACGCCTTCCGGTATATCGTCCGCAGAAACCGTCCGGGCCAGCTTCCATTCCGGACAGCATAGCGGACACGGTTACGGTTGTTTCTGATTCGCTTTCTACAGGAACAGACAGCGTGGACGTTATTATACCTCTCACAGAGAAGGAATACCGCACGGACGACTACCGGATAGTCATTTCAGGGTACCGCCCGCAACTGGTGTCGGCAGAGTTTTACCGACGCACACAGACGGGGGTGGTAAATGCACCGGCACCTAAAAAAAAGAGGTGGGGGATAGGACTGAGCGCCGGATACGGGATAGGAATTTCCGGAAAGATGGAGCCTGTTCTGGCATTCACCATTACTTACAACCTGCTGCAATGGTAGCGGCAGGTTGTTTCTTTAAACACAAGAGAAAAACACAGGGCAGACGTGCCCGATAAACAAAGAAACGATGAGCAAGAGTGAGATTTTTAACACCATCCTCCGCATGGTATCGGAGGAAACGGAGATACCGTCCGCACAGATTCTTTCCGGAAGGAAGGACACAGAGACGGTAGATGCACGCTATCTGTTGGTGCATTTCCTTTTTCAGAGCGGATTGAATCCGTCGTATATTGCTGCACGAATCGGAAAGACGGAGCGTGCCGTCAACCAGATTCATACCAATTTCGACCAGCGTCTCAGCACACAGAAAATATTCAGAATAAGTTGCGAAAGAATCAGGAAGAGGTTAGGAAATAACTCATTCCCAGAGTAATGCTTCGTCCGTACCTTTGTCATGTCGGGAAATAGTTCACGGCACAACACAAACAAAAAACAGTATGACAATCAAAGGTATGGATGGCCAGAGTTACAACGTAACCGGCCAGGGACAAGGTAATTTCAACACTGTGGGTGCAGCAGCAGGCATCGCATCATTTTTGGGTATCAACGGTGGTAACATCCTGGGTCGCAACGGCTGGGGATGGAACGCAGAAGGCGTATGCTCAGACAACATGCCCGTAAGCCGTTATGAGTTGAACATGGTTGAACAACTGAACGCAAAGGATTCAGAAATCGCTTTGCTGAAGGCAGACAAGTACACTGACCAGAAGATCGTGGAAGCCTACAAGGACTTGCAGGGTCAGATTAAGGAACTTGCAGTGGAAGTTCGTTCCAACAAAGACGCTCAGACAGCTGTCAACATGCAGCAGGCCGTTTACAACGGTACCAACACCGCTACTCTGCAGTGCATGCAGAACAGCATCGCCGCTTTGCAGGCTATCACTAAGACATACATCCCGTCAAGCAACGTATGTCAGGATGGATGCTGCGGATGTCCGTCTGCCCAGTAACCCCAAACTGGCCCCGGGGGAGGACCGTCCGGTCTTCCCCTTCCTTTTGATTTTCAAGCACTGTAGAAAAAACTCAAACACGCAGCACAATGACAAACGCACAGATTCTGACCGCTGTCATCCTGAAATGGGGTGAGCCGGTCATTCCGGTTATGATGGGCAATACGCTCAACGGTATTTCTGCCGGTATGCTTCCGGTGGAGAAGTTATTCAAGTCAATCGGACTCGCAGGCCCCGGATGGCAGATTTCCAATGAAATCAATTCGCTGGCATCTTTAGGAGGGACAAAAATGATCCGTCCGTTCCTTGAACGATTTGTATCCCGCATTCCGGACGACATGATCCCGGAACTGGCTCACGGATATGTTGACTCTGCCATCCAGCAGGGAAAGCTTTCCATAATCGACGGATTTTTCACCTTCGACCGCAATGACCTGGTGGAACTGAAGAAATACCTGGACTGCAACCTTCCGTATCAGAAACCCGAGGAATATGTGGTGAAGGTTCCGCAGCAGCCCGCACAGCCGTCGCACCCACAACCGCAGCCTGCACCAAAGAATGAAACACGAGAAAAAGAAGAGAAATAAGTGCCGAATACAGGCGGCCTGGTGTCCTGTAAAAGATATATAACACAAACACAACACAACTATGATTCAGTCAATTACTTTGTCTGGAGTTCCGACAGCTACCGCTCAGCCACTGACGGTAAACATCACTAAGAAACTGCGTCAGGCTTATTGCGTGAACAACGGCGTTCAACCTACTGCTACCGTCGTATTCAGTGTAGCAAGCGTCACAAACAACAACACGCAGAACATTGCGCTTATCAACGCAGCTGTAACTCTGACCTACACTCCGAAAAACGGATGTGCAGCAAAGACTATTCAGTGGACCGAACAGTTTACAGTAACCTTCATCGGTGCGGCAAATACAGCCCCTACCAGTGTGGTAGCTACAGCTTTAGTTCCGCAGGTATTCTCTTACAATGAGAACGGTTGCGGTTGCTCTGCTTGCGGCGCACTGATTGCAGTCCCGGTCACGATTACTGCTACCTTTCCCGCTTAACGAAGTTCAGGCAGCCGCGTTTAGCGCTTTCAGTCTGGCATCTGCCGATGAACCCGTAAAAAAGCGAAGGAAAAGGAAAAATGTTTGAGTGGCTTCCCGTCCGCGAGGGCGGGAAGTTTTGAAGAAACTAATTTAAAAATATCGAGATATGGATAGAGAACAAATGATCTCCCGTTACGAGGAGCTGTATGATAAGATGAAGGACAGCAAGGACGTGAAGAATATGAAAATATTCGGCGAAGCTGCTACCTATTATTTCAAGGAAATGGCAAAGATGCACCCGGAAATGGCTATGAGCTGGTTGAGCCACCTCGAAGCAATGTGCTGGGATAATTTTTTGTCGGAAACAGAGGCCGTGAATATCGGTAAGACCATGGTCAACGAAGATGGGTTGAAAGGATTCCACTGGGGGCATGACACTTTCGTGGCTGCCGTGAAACAACTTGGAGGAGTTCCTGAAGAAAAACCTTCGTACAACTCGTATGCACTTTGTGTCACAGCCAACATGATTTACAGCGACATGGCATACAGCATCGCTGAAGACATGGGATACAAGACACCTGCCGAAGTGCCGAACGAAAAGATGGCCCTTTCATGCTACAAGAAAGCTGTGTCCTACCTGAAAGACAAGGACAAGAACTTTCAGGTGCGCCGTTACTTCAAGAAGCGCATGTACGGAGAGCCGGCAGCCATGTAACAGCCGCATAGAAGAAAAGCTGGACCTTCTTATCCGGATGGTAGCTCAACTTGACGGGATAAGAGGATTTGGCTCTAATGTGCTGGCAAATGTGGTGGGCGATATAATTATGAGAAAAAGATGATGTAGTTTGTCTTTCCACCCTATATGAATGAAAATGCAGCCTGGGTTTTGTCGTTTCTTCCCCGGCTGCATTGTTTTTTAATTATCAGTATGTACCGTTAACTGTAAATTCAAAATTGTAGTCATTTTTCTTTCCTTCAATCTCTATCGGGAAAAGTATTTGTACTTTTTTACCTATCCAAATTTTATTGTCAATATCATTCTGCATTTCTTTCTTACTCTTGTAGAAACATGGAATGATTGATTTTTGTTTCCATTCAGAAGGAACATAAACGCCAAACCCCTGACTGAAATATACATTAGACGTAGGGACTATAATATCGTTTAGCTTTCCGTTTTTGGGTATGCTTATGCTTCCCTGACTTTTATCTTTGTCTATGTATTTTACTCCTTTGTGCATAATCCGGCTTATATTACCTGTATAGTCCATAAAGGTTACATCATCCCAATTTATTTTCAGTGTTTTTTCTGAAACATTTTTCAGCTCAAATTCAAACTGAGTGGTAGAGTACCACCACACAATGTCAATATATTTATCTGTGTATCTGTATTTGTTTACAATCTGAGCCTTTTTATTTTTTGAAGGGACTTCATCAGAAATCTTTACTATTTCCGAATTACCAAATGGATCTTTTGAGTCTGAAGGGCTTTCAACAGAAGAAAGACCTAAATCGTAAACAGCCATATATGTACTTCCGCAAGAAGTAAACAAGCACATAATTAAAATTAAAGTCAATGTAAAAAATAAGTTTTTTTTCATAATTATAAGTAGTTTGTTTATTGCAAAAATATTGATTTGGTTGTGTTTGAGTTTCACAATTTCTGATTAAATGAAAAAAGTGCTGAAAAACGGTGTAAAATATAAAATGTGAGACAATTTTAATTAGATTCCCTTTTAAAAAAGTAGTCTTATCCGATATATATAAAGCTGTTTTTTTGTCCTTCTTATTTTTGTGTATGTTACTTATTTTTGCTAAAAACAAATATCATGGAACAGAGAGAATTATTATTTAATGAGGAAGGCAAATCATTTGTATCAGAAACAAAAGTAAACTCAGACTATAATCTTCATATCGAAATGGAGAGTGGAGGAACATTGGAGATTTATCAAAGGGGAAGTGATGAAGGAAAGTATAGGCGTTCATATATTGAACTAAAGTGGGGGGATGTAATAGATGCAGATTTTTGTCATGCAGTCTATCCTAAGTATATTAAAATTGTCGTATCGAGTAAAGTCACAAAAGCAACCATAAGGGAGGCAGGATCATGAAACCTATTAAGCTAAATACGTTTAAGCTTTTGACGTATAGATTCTGTGAGATTAAGAAGAAAAAGCATATATCTCCTCCTGAAGAAAAATACCTCGTACTTGACAGAGGTAAACTCGACGTAAACAAATTAAAATAATATACCATGGCAGATATACAGAAATTAAATAAAACTTTTTCTCGTGAACAGGTTTTGCAATCGGCAGAAATGAACACTATAACGAAGAAGATAGACGAACTCGTTGATGGAGTCAATTCTTCTTTGAAACAAATTCCTGAAGGATATGTAACAGAAGAAACCCTTGCGCAGAAAGGGTACGCTACCTCTCAGGATTTAAGCAATGCTATAGGAGATATAAACACGGTACTTGATGAAGTAAACGGGGAGGTGATATAATGGGAACGACAGCAGACAAACTTAATAAGTTAAAAGAAAGCAAAGCCGCAATAAAGGCAGCCATTGAAGCAAAGGGTGTAGAAAATGTAGGAGAAATCCTTTCCGAATACCCGGCTAAAATAGCAGCCATTCCGACAGGGGATGAATACGCCCTTGAATCGCAAATGCTGATACTGCCGGTACGTTCGACCATTATCACCACGAGTGAAGGAAAGACTGCAGCGATAGCCACAAACGACCATATCAAGATTGTAGATGCCGACCTGAAGCATTACACAGTAAAAGAATGGAACGACAGAAGCGTGGAAAATGGCTTTGACAACGAACTTATTGCTCCTCCGGTAGGATTTTCTCTGGAATGTAACGGAATCAGAACGATATTGTATTGGCCTTGGCAGGGAGAATATTACGCTACGTCCGGTACTACAAGTAAATCGTCAAACGCAATGCAGCATTCCCTATATGAGTATGACCAGAGAACAGGTGCGGGTGAAGGAACAGACTATCATGGAACTGTGGATGAAAACCTTGGCACACATACCGCAGGAAGTCACTTCGCAGCCGACTGGAGTGTTACCGTAACCGAAGACGACAAGCTTGAACTTTACAGCGGAAATACCAAGCAACGTTGGATAATGGAAAAAGGATGTGGCAACAGTAACGCCATGTTGGTAGATAATTACGCCGAACGTCTTGAAGCCATGTATGTACAGAATGAATGGCTTCGCCACAGGTTTGCCATCTGTAGCGGCATAACATCTTCTGAAGCAGAAGGCACAATAACCGATGTGGAAATCTTAAATTCATCAGGCGTACAGGCTCAGGTAGGTGAAGATATGTTTTTCTTCGTAAACGGACAGAATACGGGTTTGAAAGCAATGTACAATACAAATAATAAGTATTCAGTAAACAACGCATACTATTTCAAACCTGAATACGCCGAATGGCTGTACGAACAGCAGAAGACTAACGGTGTAAATATGAACGACACCGGAGTAAACTCCGTCGAACGACCTCTTCTTTCTCCGGGTGCAAAAGGAGCGGAAGCCATAACCGTTGACGGTTATTGGTATATCATTACCCCATACATAAGCAGACCGGGAAATTCTGGTACAAATTACGACTGGAATATGGCAGATTCTCACGCGGTGTACTACATTAAGTCCCTTGGAAAATACATGGCAGGAGAAAAAGAATTATACCCATACTGGACTAATAAAAGCATAATTTCAGGATTGATAAACTATCTTAACAGTTATGAAAAATGGGGCATACCTGGCGCCCTGGGCGGCAACGTCTGGAGCTGTGTCCGCTACACTGGCAACAGCGCCTGGTATGTGTACATGGGCAATGGCACCTTGGGCACCAGCATTGCGAACACCACCTTTAGTGTGGTGTCCGCCTCCGCTTTTTGATTTATCTCAGCCGTGCGGAGCACGGCTCATCAACTTTTTCATTAAAATATATTAACATTTAATACGCGACAATAGAAATGAACAGATCCGGGAGGAAACATTTGGACGCACCAATTATTCAGGACGTTATACGCCTGAATAATTGTCTCATAGAAATCAACAGCAAAGCTTATAAGGTCATAAGCAGAACATATATAGATCCTATGCTGAAGCAAGGCGCACTGCTTTTCAGCTACGCTATGCGCCAGGTCCGTGGAATGGACTATTATAAAAGAGCTACAGAACTGACATACGAGTTGCAGTTCGGGATATACCTGATAGTGGCTCTTGGAGGATGCAGCAAAGAGAAAGCGTCTGTAATAGACGTTTTGTGCGATAATATCCTATCTTCGCTTGCGAGGATAAAGAATGTCAGATCCGAAAAGTCTTGAACTATGTCGGCAGAACTGTTTAATGATAAAGGTCCCTGTGCTTGCAGTGAGCAAGCTATTCCGATTAACAGGGCAGAAGCCCTGGGCGGCAACGTCTGGAGCTGTGTCCGCAACAATGGCAACAACGCCTGGTATGTGAACATGGGCAATGGCAACTTGAACAACAACAATACGAACAACACCTATAGTGTGGTGTCCGCCTCCGATTTATCAGAAAAAGTGTCCGCCTGGATAGCTGCCGAAAGCGACTGTTACAAAAACAAGCACGCATCACTCGAAGCGGCATCGTTTCATTTCAACCTGTCGCGTATTTATGAATTGATAAACAGAATAGACAACGGCTACCAGCCACAGACAAGCATCTGTTTTGTTCTCGACTACCCCGTGTATAGAGAAGTGTTTGCAGCCAACTACACCGACCGTATCGTGCACCACTACGTTGCTCCGATGCTTGGCGAGATATGCGAGAAAGTTCACGAAGCCAATGGCGACGTAAGCCACGGCAACCGTATCGGACACTCCGCATCTACAGCCATCGAGCAGATACAGCGGAATATCCGTAATGTAACGGATGGATACACAAAGAAAGCCTTCGTAGCCACAATGGATATATCAGGCTTCTTCATGTCGATAGACAAGGAAACCGCATACCGCATCTTGCGGAAATACGCCGATATGTACTACGATAAGCCTGATAAAGAAGAAAAACTCTCCCTGCTTCACACCCTGATACAGCACAATCCGGCCACAGACTGCGAGCGACGCTCCGATATAAAAATGTGGGATAAAGTTCCGCCCAACAAAAGCCTTTTCGGACTTCCACCCGACAAAGGACTCCCGATAGGAAATTTCTATTCCCAACTCCTCGCAAACCTCGTCATGGCAGAAGCCGATGCGGAAATGATAAAAACCGGAGTGAGATACACACGGTTTGTAGATGATATATGCGTGGTGGCAGAAACAGCAGCCGAAATAATCCATGCCCGGAAAGTATTCATCAAAGTAGCCGAGCGGTTGAAACTCAAAGTCCATCCCGATAAATTCTACATACAGCCGGCCTCACACGGAGTAAAGTTCTGCGGAAAGGTAGTAAAGCTGAACCGCATCTACATATCCAACCGCATAGTACATGCCCTCCATACAGCGATAGAAGAATACAGCCGGATGCCGTCGTACGATAACGCAGTACACGCCATGCAAAGCATAAACAGCTATTTCGGGCTGATGAAAGGAACAGCGTCCTTCAATATCAAAAAGCGTATAGCAAAGAAAGCTCTGGAAAAATTCTCCGAATGGCTGTATTTCCGCAACAAGAACGGCCGGTTCGTCTGTGTGCTGAAAAGCAAGTACAAACCTAACAAGACATCATATCTAAACCTGAACGATTATGTTTCCATATTCAGACCGCCGACAAGGTACTATCCGAAAAGGAGGTTCCCCCTACAACTCCGCGAGCCTGCATATATGCGAGCATAACGGACAACTGATAGCAACATTTAAAAACATTAATAACATGAAGTACGCAAAAATCGAAAACGACCAGCTACTCGTCAAAGAAGTAGAGAAAGGACAGGAAGTAGGCGGCAAGCTTACTGAAGAAGAAATCATCGCACAAGGCTACAAGCCATACTGCGAGATGGAGAAACCCGAAGGAGCAGACTTCTTCATCAACCGCGAATACGAAACCTGCATAGTGCAGGAATGGGGAACGATAACCGAAGAACACGGCATAAGTCGCGAAGCACTGCTGTTCTTTATCGAGAATACAGACAGCAACTCCGTTATCACACTCACGCTTCCGGCAAAAGACTATGTCTCAATCATCGAGGACGAAGAAATCCAGTCGGCACTGAAAAACAAACCATCAATCTCAATCGTGACATTATGATAAAATTTACAGAAAAAGAGATTTACAGTACAGAAGGCTTGTACATAAATCGTATCGGAACAAACATCTATTTCAAGCGTGCCAACCGTCTTCCTTCCGACATGGAGGAAATGTTCAAAGAAGTAAGCGATCTGCCCACCGACAAACTGGGAGCCGCAAAAGCCGCGAAGATATTCGAGATAGACGGCTACGACACTAGCGACGCGGTAAACAGCTTCACTCTCGACGGCGAATCCGTTTGGCTCGACAAGAACACCCGCGTAGGACTGATGAACTCCACCCAGATACAGAAGACAGCCTCGATGCTCACCACTACACTCTGGTTCGGAGGTAAAAGCTACACCATCGAGTGCGACACGGCCATACAGATGCTCTCCGCCCTTGAACTGTACGCCCTGCAGTGTTACAACGTAACGGCACAACACAAGGCGAATGTGGAAGCCCTGCAAAACGTGGAAGAAGTGGAAGCCTACGACCACACAACCGGATATCCTGAAAAACTTAATCTGAACACAAAATGATACTCATAATCTTATCAATGGCCGTCATCCTCACATACGTGGGGGTAATGGTTTACAAAACAAAGGAGATACCTTACTCCATAAGCGACACATACTATTCGCTGGAGCATAAGCTGTGGTTCGGCTTCACCATGACCGCAACCGCCCTCCTCCTCATGCCCGCCCTCCTCTCTGCTACCCCCGAAAGTTATCAGTTCACCGCATTTTTGATGTGCGGAGCGTTGCTGTTCGTGGGTGCGGCACCCAATTTCAAAGCCGGAATGGACAGACCAGTACATATTGCGGCTACCGTCATAGCGGCACTGAACAGTCAGATATGGATAGCACTTACCTGTCCGTGTCTGCTGCTTGTGTGGATTGCGTGGGCATTATATGTCGGTGTACGCTTGAAACAAGTCTGGAATGGGAATTTATGGTACAGCTTCGTGTTGTGCAAACCGCTGTTCTGGGCGGAGGTGATAGCGTTCGGGATGGTGTATGCGGAAGTGATGGTTAATGGATTATTGTAATATACGTACATTCTTCCCTTTCGCCACTTACCACCCCCTCCACAATAGCCTGTAGGGCCTGTCAAAACAAATGCAGCAAACCACTTGAGAGGTTTGCTGCATATCGCTCGAGAGGTTTGCTGCAAACCACTTTAGAGGTTGCTGGCGAATAGTTTTAAAACGGTGTCCGTTGAACTAACGGAAACCGTTTTTTTGTCCTTCATTTCCACATTTCGGGTGCCTAACTTTGAGGAAAACAAACACAAAGACATGGCAAATAGTTTAGGTACCAGACTGGCTAGAATCGACGTGCTTATCGGAGGTGCGGATCAGGCTCGCAAGAAAATCGAGGAGATGCGCAAGGAATGGGAAGAACTTGACAAGGTAATCCAGGAGGCGCAGCGGAATATGGAAATGTCCGTTGATACGGTAAATTATGACAAGAATAAAAAGATATATGAGGATGCTTTAAAGAAGCAGAAACAACTTCAGAAGTCAATCACTGAATCTGAACGAAATGTTAATACTGTACAGAAATACCTTACAGATATTTCCGGACAGACTCTGCGTAATTTGAATAACGCCCAAAGGGGATTGAGGGATATGTTGCTTGGTGTTAATCCGAAAGACCTTAAAACGCTCAATACAGTTCGCGATTACATCAAACAGATAGCCGATGAAGCACAGCGCCGGAAAGGGAACCTTGTAGAGTTTTCCGACATCATCGGAGATATTGGCAATGTGAGCGACAAGTCGCTTGGCATGGCCAAACAGCGCTTACAGGAACTTATATCATCTACTCGCCTAAACACGCAGGAAATTCAGAAATACCGTGAACAGCTTGCTCAGGTTGAAGCGGAAGAAACTCGTCGTGTCTCACAGCGTGCTCAAACCACACTAGGACAAGTCCAGACCGGCACATTCGATGGCACAATAGCCCAGACAAAAGAAGCCATCAAGTTGCTTGAACAATACAAGCAGCAGCTAAAGACAAGCGACATAAAGGGAGTAAAGGAGGTAGAATCGGCCATCAATTCACTTAATGAGAAGCTGAAACAATCATCTGCCGAATTTTCTTCTTTGGATGAAGCGCTTGATAAAGCTGAAACGGTTGGTCAAGGTACGTTCGACGGTACATACGAAGACCTTGAGAAGCTGAAAAAATCGCTAGAAGAGTATAAAAAGAAGCTTGAAGTAAGCGATACAAAAGGCTTGAAAAAAATTGAAGATGCGCTGAGCACGATTGAGAAAAAACAGAAAAATTCTGTGTTAAGTGCAGAAGAACTTAACAAAGTGATTCTTACACTTAAAACAGCTCCACTGGAAGATTTGCAAAAGGCTGCGGCACAGCTTCAGGAAGAACTTTCGAAAACCGAACGTGACGCAGAGAAGTATGTCGAAACTTCAATGAATCTGCGCCGGGTAAACGAGCAGATTAATGAAGTGAAGCGAAGCTGGCAGGAACACGATAACCAGATTGTAGCTACCATCAAGCGTTTGACAAGTTATGTGCTGGTATATGCCGGATTCAATGAGGTGGTAGGACGTATCAAGCAGTTGTATCAGGCTAACTTGCAGCTGAGCGACAGTCTGGCCGACATCGAGAAGACCACCGGACTTTCCACTGAGTCAGTAGCCGAGCTGAGCCGTGAAATTGACAGTATCGACACCCGTACCGCACAGCAGGAACTTCACGACCTGGCATACGAAGCCGGTAAGTTAGGAATTTCTGCCAAAGAAGATGTGTTGGGATTCGTGAAGGCAGGTAATCAGTTGCTTGTGGCATTGGGAGAAGATTTGGGAGGAGCCGAAGCGGTACGTCAGCTGATGAAGGTAAATGCCATTCTGGGTGAGACACAGAAGCTCGGAGTGGAAAAAGCCTTGCTCGCTACCGGTTCTGCTATCAACGAAATATCCCAGACCAGCCGTGCTTCTGCCGGTCCGATTGTCGATGTGGTAAACCGTATCGGAGCTATCGGAGAAGCGGCAGGACTTTCCATGTCCGACCTGATTGCGCTGGCCGGCACACTCGACGCGCTTGGTCAGCACGCCGAAATGGGTGGTACGGCTTTGAACACCTTTATCTCTACACTTACCAGTAACACCACCGAGGTGGCGCAGGCTGTGGGACTGAGCGATGATTACTTGAAAAACCTGATTGAACAGGGTAAAACCATTCAGGCCGTAATCGCTGTATTCGAGAAAATGAATGCTATGGGCGGACTGGATGTGCTGGCTCCGATTATGAAAGACCTCGGTAGCGATGGCGAGCGTATCAAGCAGGTGCTCGTTACCCTTTCTTCCGGCGTAGACGAGCTGAAGGCACAGGTATTTACTTCTTCCCGTGCGTTTAAGGAAGCTACCAGCGTGACGGATGAATACAACATCAAGAACGAAAACGCCATGGCTATTATGCAGCGTATGGGGAACGCCATCAAGGAATCATTTATCAACAGCGGATTTGTGGAATGGCTCACGGATGTGCTTCGCTATATTTCGAGCATCCCCAACCGGTTTGAACGCGGAGAAAAGTCTATCCGACTGATGGCAGTAACAGTTCAGGCTTTGGTAGGAGTAATGATAGCCACGTCTTCTGCTGTGCAGAAAGCAAGTGCAAACATTGTGCTGTTTACGAAAATGGTAAAAGCAGGAACAGCATCTGTGAATATATTCAAAATAGCCTGGCAGTGGCTTTCAAAGGCTATGATGTCAAATCCATTAGGATGGGTTGTATTAGGATTTACTGCGCTGACATCTGCCATTACTTATTTCAAGAAATCAGTAGACGAAGCAACAAAGGCACAGTCGGAATTTGAAGCAGCCATACAGAAGGAAACATTTGAACTTTCCAATCTGAAATATGCGATTGACAAGGCAAATGTATCGAACGGAGAGCGTGCAGCACTGATTAAGCAGCTGAATGACAAGTATGGGGCATACCTTGGATTTATGGTCACTGAAAACAACTATGCCGAGAAGCAGGAATACATTTACAGCCTGATTAATGCCCGTCTTCGTGAAACGCTGGCGCTGAAGATGCGCGACAAAATGATGGAAAACATTGCCGACAAATACACCGACCAGATTCAGGAACTTCAGTCGAAGATTATTGCTTCGCTGAACAAAATGGAAAACGTCGGAGAAACGAATGCCGGCGATGCCATGGCCCTCATCATGGACGGGATGAATAAGGTAGTGGAAGAAGGAGGTAATCTGTACGACGCGCTGGATGGCTTTATGGAGAAATACAACAAGAACATAAAGCAGCTCCCGTTCAGTTCCGACGCTTTAAAACTGATGAACATCCTGAAAAACATCCGTAAGGAAGCAGGACAGACTCAGACTTTCCTTGAAAGTACGCAGCGTGCTGCCGAGAGCAAGACCGAAGAACTTATGCTGCAAGACCTCCGTAAGTCCAACCAGGGCATTCTTTCTTCTTCAGACATACCGGAACTGAATACCTATTTGCAGCAGGCGACTACCTACGTGCAACGTCTGCGTTCAGATGTTGAATATTTGAATGCAAAACGTGAGAAAGGAAAGAAATTGACTGAGCTTGAAACTGCAGAACTTGAAAGGCTGAATGAAAGGAAAGAAAAAGGGATAATGCTGAATAAGCTCGAGGAATCCAGACTGGAAGAATTGAACGATAAGCGTAGGAAGGGAGAGAATCTTACCGATTCAGAACTGAAGGAACTGAAAGAGAAGAACCGCCTGTTAGGTGTATATCAGTACAACATAGATCAGGTGGAAAAACGTATTAAGGCCATCGGACTGGAGTCTGTATGGGGACAGGGAGTATCGCTGGAAACAGCCGGAGTAGACAAGCTGGTAGCTACCTACAAAAAGCTGGAGGCCATGATGAAGAGCATTAATGAGGACAAGGACTATGCAGACACCTTCGCTGCCCGTGGATTCAAGTCGGCCAAGGAAGAATACGAGGCGCTGAAAAAGATGGAGCAGGATGTGGCCAAGGTGCTGGCTGAGAAATGGGGACGCGACACAAGCGGTAACTGGCTAAAAGTACGTAAGTCAGGCACACGTGGTGAGCAGAAGGAAATGAATGATGAAATCAGTGCGGCCATGTCTGCGCTCGAAGCTTACTTCCTCCGCCGTCAGCAGGCTATCCGTCAGGCATATCTCGATGAACAGATAACTACTGAGGAGATGAACCGTCAGATTGACGCGACCGAGGAAGAACATCTGCTGGCACGTGTGGAGCTTCGTAAAAAGCTGTTGGGCGAGGAGAACACCTTCAATCAGAATTTATACGGGATGGAAGGTAAGAACCTGGAATCTACCGCTGCATTGATTAAGAAGCTGGGCGAACGTCAGACCGACGGCTTACGTAAGAACCTTGAAAAAGACCTGCTCGAAGTACAGAACATGGCAGTGAAATACCGTCAGACTATCGAGAAGGAGCTGCTTAAATACAACCCGTTTGAAAGCCTTGTCAACCAGTTTGAGGAGTCGCTCGACAAACTTCGTCTGCTGAATACCGATGCGGAGAAAGAGTTCCGTATGAGTCTGGGATTTAGCGGAGTGATTGACGAGAGTGCAGTGAAGGAAAGAATTAATGCCCTTGTTTCTCTGTCGGAAGATGCTTACAGCCTGAACGAAGACGAGTTGCGCACTTATCTTAGCAACATTGACGCGGTATGGGCCGAAAGCATGAGCCCGGAGCAGATGTCGCTCATGCTGAAAAAGCTGCGTGATTTCTATCAGGATTCCAAGGCCGCTGCCGAGAAGTATGCAAAGGACATAAAGGAAATGATAGACGTGCAGTGGGAAACCAGCGGAAACCAGAAACTTTGGGAGGACCGGATAAAAGGTGCTGACGATCAGAGTGAGCTGATGGGTGCAGCCGGTAATCTGGGACTGGCATCTACTCAAAGTTCCTTCCTTGGTACTTCCGACACGGACAATGCCGAACTGGAAGCGCTGCGAATAAAATTGGAAGCGGCAGCGCAGTATTATGAGCAGTTTGAAAGCCGTAAGAAAGAACTGATACAGCAGGCCATTGCTTCCGGCGCTACGCAACAGCAGGCAGAAGAATCTTTCCTCATGGCGCAAAAGGAGGCTTACGACAACTACATAGCCGCAAGGGAGGAACAATCTTCCAAGGAACTGGAAATAACAGAAAGCAAGTTGGGCACATTGAAAAACTACACCGATGCAGTAGTAGATTTCAGTGAGCAGATGGGAGAAGCTGCATTTGCCGAAGTGGACGACCGTAAGCAAGCTGCAAAAATGTTGCTCCAAACAGCGATGAAACTCACCAAAGACTTGATTATGCAAAAAATAACCGAGTTGTTGATGAAGAAGACTCTTGGAGACCAGGAAGTAGCACAGGAAGCGGCTACAAGTGCTACTGTTACAGCTATTCATGGGTCACAGGCCATTACGGATATGACAGTAGAAGGGGCAAAGACTGCAGGAGATGTAACTTCTGGTATTGCGAGGGGATCAGCAAAAACAATCGGAGACCTAGGATGGTGGGGTATCCCATTGATTGCAGTTATCAGTGCGGCACTTTCCGCTCTGATGGGCCTTGCCATGGGTAAGCTAAACAAGGCAAAGCAGGATGTGGCAGCTGCCACCGGAGTAAGCAGCAGCAAGGGCCGTGTAGCAGCCGGAATGCTTACCTACGCAGAGGGTGACTATCCGGTACTTGGGAACGACGGACAGATATACAACGCACGCTACCAGAAGGAACTGAAGACGGGCGTGTACGGCGGAGGTGCGCATTTCGGTATTTTCTCTGAAAAGAAGCCTGAAATGATTGTGGACGGCGATACTACACAGAAGCTTATTCTGAACTATCCGCACATCTACGACAGCATTCTCACCATTGCGCGGCACGGACAGCTTAAATCGGCCGCCATGCCGACATTTGCCAGCGGGAACTATCCTTCTATGCCGGCGCAGATTACACAGGTAGCATCCGGAGCTGCGGATATGACCATGCAGAACGAGCAGATGACACAAATGCTCGGGAGTGTGGCCGAAGCGCTTTCCACACTGAACGAGCGTCTGAGCAAGCCGATTCGCGCCGCCGTAGACCCATACGGGAGCAAGGGTGCGGTAAACCAGTTGAACAAAGCCAGCAATTTCATGACCAAACGCGGACTGATAAAATAATGACACGATGAAAGGACTACAGATAAAGATTAACAGCCAGTGGGTAAAGCTGTCGGAAGATTTTTCCATTACACTGGAGCAGTCAAACCCACTTTTCAATGACCAGGGAACATTCTCGTTCCCTTTCGAAATTCCGCTGGAACCAAACCGAGAAATTTTCAAGAACATAGCCGATCCGTGGGGAGACATTAACCTGAAGGACATTGACCGTATGCCCGCAGAGCTTTGGGTGGACGGCGTGATGATATACCGTGGTGTGATAGAAACGGACGATGAAGTGGAGTTCGAAGATACACTTCCCGTCACATTCATTTCCGGTAACAGCGATTTCATGGACCATATAGAGGGGATGAATGCAAGGGATATTCCGCTCGACAGGGAGATAAAACTTGGATATAGGGTAAAATCAGCTTCCACACAATATTCCAATACGGATGATAATTTATTTATAACCATATACCTTAACGATGGAGTGATGAATTACACCGAGAGCAACGAATCGGACCCTTATCCTATAAAGCCATATTGCAATGTAAGGGTATGTACACCAAACGATGCAGGAAGCTATAATATATTGGAACCCAGAAGACCGTACAGCGGTGTATGCTTCTACGTAATGTATCTTCTTGATTGTTTCTTCAAATATCTGAATATCGGCGTACAAAAGAACGATTTGTCCACAATGGAAGACATGTGCCGTCTGGCATTTTTCAGCACGCAGTGTCATACGGAAGAAAAGGGAGATTCATTTTCTGTATCATGGACAGATATTATGATGAATAATTTTATGGGTTCATCATTTTCTCTTCATTATGACTTAAAGTATAATGTAATTCCAGGTGCTAATTCATACAGAACAATTGCGACATTTCTTACCCAGAACTTTTCTTATAGCGCGGTGAATGTTTTTGCTACCAATCAGAATTTCCCGGATGTAGAAATGGAAGATTTGATTGAAGACCTGCAAAATGCTTTTGGTATTCGGTTCTTGTACGACAGTGCAAAAAATACGATGGATGTCATATATATAAAAGACATTCTGAAATCGGATGAAACATCCATTCTTGATGTGGAAATAGTGGGGATGCAGTTGAAAAAATCAAAAGAAAAGACCATACGCCTTACATACGGCCAGGAAGATGATACTGCATTCAATTATGATGATTATTCCAATGTGAAGGAAAAGAATAATTACATGGAGATTCTTCAGCAGGGACAAGCATCCAATGACACCACATGCTATCAGGATAAACTTACAGGGAACTCCTATCGTATAAAAGTGGACGAGAATACTGGAGGAAATCCTTCTTTGTTTGAGGTTGGCGGATTTCGTGATTATTTAATCGGAGGCACATCGACGGAAGAAGAGGAAGATGAAATATCTATCAACTTTGCTCCGGTGATGATAAATGACGTTAACGGTCAGACAGTAGTTTCAGAGGCTATGTCTGGTAAAGAAGGTCAGCAGATTCTTGCTGTATTTGCCGATCAGGAACTTCTGTCGGAAAGAAATGCAAGTTTCAGTCTTATTCCCAGGATATTGGGGGTAGCACCTTCTCGCATGATGAGATACAAGCATGAGATAACTCTGAGCTATCTTTCCGATGAAAATTATGACAAAGAATCAGCAGAAGAATCACCCATGCGTACTTACGATGCCGGATATTGCCTTGGAATCATGCGAGGACCTGGTAGCAAATCTGGGATAGAATATAGTCCTAATTACGACGGCGAGGGGAACGATTCGTGGGTACAGACGGTAGCAAACAGTGCTTTTACAGCCGACAGCTGCGATAACTTTGGCCGTTTTTTTGATTATAACGGCACGGAGCAGGGTGGAGTAGACCAGTCCGGACGATTCTCGCTCAAGCTGGTGGCCGGGAAAGACAAGTATCCCGCTTCTCAGGCATACCAGGACCGTGGACTGGTGGCAAAATTCCTTTCGGAGTATCTTTACTTCCTTTATAACCGGAAGACCGTGATACTGACAGTAAGAATGACCATATCGCAGATTGCAGGACTCGATATGCTCAAGCGCTACCAGATAGGTAACTATGTGGGATTCATCAATAAGTTATCCTACAGCATTGACCGTAGCGGGATTACGGAGGTGACAATCGAACTATATACCATTTAATGAAGAAAAAAACATGGCAATACAGGTATTACAGCAGCCGCCACAGATAGCATTTGCAGGCGACCCCATAGTGGTTAAGGCAAAAACCACGCTGAGCGGAAAAACTTTTCTCCGCATAAAGATTACGGTCAATGCCACCGCATTTGCCGGATCTGAAGAGTTCCCTTATTCAGAAAGTTACTCATTCGAGGTAGGATCTGACGGGATAGCCGTTTTCAATATTGGAGAAACCATAAAAACTGCGCTGTCACGAAAGATGACGTTTGATGTGAACGGAACGCAGACCCTTTCACAGATGATATATGCTGCACGATACACCATTACCTACAAGGAATCGTATCTTGACGGGATGGTAGAGATAGAAGAAGGTGAAACCACTTCCGAGCAGTACAATGCCATACCCGGAAGGCTCACGGAGTTTGAACGTCTTACCACATCCAATGTAGATACCACAGAGATTTTAGGTGAAGGACGTATCTTGAGCCGTAAACCGGAGGGAGATATTGTCCCATTGGGATGGATACTGTGTATTCCTGCGGTAAGTACCCGATCGGATACCATTACCTACAGCGTAGTGCAGGGAGAAGAATCGAAAGAATATTCCGATTATACTCGCGGTGCGCTGGTTCCAGATTCGCTTGTCATAAGTACGTTCCTCCTGAAAGAAGGTGAGCTTACAGTGAACACCGGATTTGAAACCGGGAAGAAGCGCTATGCGGTAAAGACAAACCCGCTCATGCGTCACTTCATATTCCTGAACGGATTCGGGCTGATGGAAAGTGTAGTCGCTTTTACGCGCGATGCGCTGGAATATGACATACAGAGTGAGCTCTACACGCTTCCTGCTGACATTTCCTACCGTGCTACCACGCGCACAGCCAGCTATGCACAGGCACCTTCAGGAACTTTTTCCATGAGCAGCGGATTTGTGAACAGGGAGTGGGCCGAGTGGTGGCTTACGGAATTTGTGGTGACACGAAAGGCATGGATGTACGATAACGGTACATACATACCCGTCACCATCATACCAGAAGAGACGAACGAACTTTATGACCGAGCTAAACCAGGTATGCTGTCCGTGAATTTCAGCGTGAGGTATGGATTCTCAGGAAGTACACTGAACTCATTCGTCTAACGGAAGGAATCCTTCTCCGTTTTTCTTCTGTAGTTTTTCTTTCAACCGGATAACCTGCTGGCGGAGCATACGGTTCTCTTCCAGCAGGATTTCCGCACTGGTCATCCCGCTGGAAAGGTCCATACGGTTTAAGTCTGTAATCAGGCAGTAAGGTGTCACTTCAAGTCTATTACATATATCAAGCATGTCTTTTATGCGCATGGTGCTTTTTTCTTTCCTCCAAGAGCGTATTTTCCATTCGCTAAGATCCATTGTTTTAATTAGTTCCGAACGGTTTTTCCCCGTCACACTATCTTTCCCAAAGAAATCATTTATATATTCAGGGTGGAATACTATTGTTTTCCAATTTTCCGACCGGTAATAGTCGTACACGTTTATCTTTGGTTCAATCCCGTTGTCCCGATAAAATATGTGCCTTGTGCTGATGTGGTATTTATTGCATAGTTTTATCAGTGAGCTAATCTGCATGTTACCTTCTATAAACAGCTCGCTAAAGTATTGCATACCAGCAACCTGAATTACTTTTTGTCTTGCTACTCCCACAACGATATGAAAGTTTTCAAGGAGATTCCAGTTGGCTTTCCATTCTCTTATTTTATTACCTGCATATATATATTCCGCGTTTTCTTCTGATAAAAGTTCCGCTTCTTTAATTCGTATTTTTAATTTACGATTTTCTTCCAAAAGAGAGGTCCTTTCTTGTCTGTATTCTCTGATAGTTTCTTTTAAATCTGAGATTTCCTGCCATACTCGTGGAGAAATACCTATTTCTGTGGCTTCATACTTTTGAAGATTTTCGTTTTTATCTTCCATGAATACGTCTATGTCGATTCCGAAACGGTTGCATACCCCGATAAGCCAGTTAACCGTGCACCCGCCTATCTTCGGATTCTGCCATCTAACGATGCTGGTGACTGATATTCCGCTCTGACGCGAAAATTCAGCAAGTGAAGGTATATTAGTAAGTCCCTGCGGACCGTAAAGGAACCGCAAGTTTTCGGGAATGAATCTTACCTCTTTAAAATCTTCATCCGGTATGACATATTTAAAGCGATTTCCGAGTAAGTTTTCCGGAGGAGCCGACATAATAAAGTTTGACAGGCTTATGTGGAATGTGTTGCACACCATTACGATGTCTTGCACGAGTATATTATCTTGATTATCAATCTTTCTTTTATACATATATACTTTTCCGTAAACCTTCTCCGACACGCCTTTTTCGCTCAGGCCGAAGAGTTTCGGAAGATTATTGAACAGGAAAGAATTGAAATAGTACATAAAAAATTCAGTTTAAAATTGTTATTTCTGTAACAATTATAATGCGATTGTCAAATTAAAATTGTTACTTTGTATGGTAAAAATAACAATTTTAAACCGAAACCGCAAAAGCGAGAAACGACAATATATATCAGAAGTATGAAAATGAGCATCATTGAAGCATTATCCGAAAAAAAGTTGAGCCCCATGCGGCTGGGATTTAGCCGTTACCTGGTGGAACATTACGGAATGAGCATGAGCACGGCGTACCAGAAGATCAGGTTGAATCGCGTGCGCCGGTGGGAGGCGGAAGGCGTGGAAAAATGCCTGAGAGATTTTGATCCTGACTACGAAGGTGAACTGAAAGACTTCTTTTCCAGTGTGAGAAAGAAGGGAGAATTTATCGAGTTCATGAAAGAACGAGGTATGGGCGAACATGCGCTGCGTGCGCATTTCCGTAACTTCGATTTCACGGAAGTAGAGCTTCGCGGGCTGGAATCTATTTATAAGGAGTACAAGAAACAAATGGAGGAAATGTGATGGGATACATGCTGGAAAGACAATGGGAAGCGCACACACGCATTCAGGACGGATTCTCAAGAATTGTTTTTGAAGACGGAGAGGAAATCACGGTAAAGAACGACGGAAAGACGGGAATTGACTTCGTAGAGGAATACCTCGACGAGATGAAGAAAAACTATCCCTCACACCTGGTGGCAGCCGACCAGCTTCTGCAGATGCGACTTGGACGTTCTTATAAGACCATACGGAACCTTCGCAGCCGCTATCTGTCAGAGCTTGCGCTGGTAAGCCTGAACTGTTGTTTCGGACGCGAGGACGATATTCCCGACCATGAAGGTCCGGAAGACTTCAATACCGAGAACACGCACTGCCCTATGCGATATAACTGTCCGTTCAACGGATTCAACCCCGCCTTCAAGGATAAAAAGGAGGTGTGCTGCAATCCGGTGTACGAGTGCGGACTGACTCCCACTCAGGCTGCTGTGGCGAACATGCTGGTAAATACTTCGCTCACCTACGAAGAGATTGCCGACGAAATGGGATGCAGCTATTCCAATATAGACAACATGCGGAAACGTATTTTTGCGAAGTTGGGTGTGGCTACACGTCCTGAGCTTATGTTAACGCTAAAAGGAAAGCGGCTGGTATGAAACGAAGCAGAGCAGTATATGAACAGCGTTTCCATGTGCGTCACACGGAAATAGCGATAGGCTATCCGGAAGGTAGCGTGAGCATAGCTTGCGGCAACCTGTCGAAGTCGTGCATGCAGAAGCTCATGAACGAGCTGGTGTACGACGGATATTCTTCCACAGGAAGCGTGCAGGAAAATACGATTTACCTGCATGAGCCAGACCCTATGATGTGCCTGCCAGATAGCCTGAAAGAAATGATACAAGCAAAAATGGAAAGCATGAACTACGAGGTGACATTCCTCTTTTAAAATTCCCTGAAATGATTTCTGACAAGACAGTTGATAAACTCAATGCGCTCCCGCTTCCCGACGTGATGCGCAACAACGGATACCTTCCCGCATCGCAGACCGCACGCAGCGTATTCTACCGCTGCCCGTTTCACGACGAGAAGAACGGAAGTTTCTGTGTGAGCAAGTTCCCGCCAAAGGGAGAACGCTATGCCGCCTTCAATTGCTTCGTATGCGGCGAGCAGAACCGTAGCAAAGGGGTAGGGGCCATCATGCTGCAGCAGCGCCTTCTGGAACGCGCAGGAGAGAAACACGACTTTCCGGACGCGGTGAACCGGCTGGCCAAAGACTTCAACCTGATTATTGAAGGAGATTACAAGAACGGATTCCTCCACCGGGCACGCAAGACCGCCCCGCAGCCGGAAGTGGATTTCCGCATCCGTAAGGGCGAGTTTACACCCGCTGAGCTCCGTGCGCTGGGCTGCCAGGTGCTCCCCGTGTTCCGCGCCGGGAAAAACACAAGCGAAGGCCCCGAGCAGACAGCCGTGACCGATGCTGACGGAAACAACCTGTTGCGCTGTTCGTTCAATCCCGATTTTTACCGTGGCGACATGCCCGCTCCCTTCGACAGCACCCAGCTAAGCACCATTTTCAACCTCTATCCGCTGGAAAGCTACGTTACGCCCGAAAAGGCCGATGCCGACGGCGTTCTGACCAGCTACGAAGTGAAGTCCACACCTTCTTATCCGGTATTCCTTTTCCGCTACGAAGACGAGAACGGCTGGTGGGCACGGAAATATGAGCCCTATTTCCGCGAGACAACCGATGCGGACGGCCGCCGCCAGCCCAACTACAAGTTTACCTGGTGGTACCAGGGAGGAAGCCGTCCGGAAGGATTCCACAAGGAAATCTACGGCGATGCAGACGTGATGCGTGCCCTGCAGACCGGACGTGTGGAAACCTCCGACAAGGAAGGACATCCCATTATCAACATAGACAAAACCCGTGTGGACGAGCAGGGACGGCGCACCCGCGCTTTTGCCGACGTGTTCCGCCGTATCGTAATCTGTTCCGGTCCGCGCGATGCCATCAATGTGTACTTCCATAGCGACGCTCATGTGGTGTTTCCCCACTCCGAGAGTGTGGAGATTTCGTCGGAAACCATCCGTCGCCTGCTGAACATCTCCATGGAAGTGTCTGTGATGTATGACATTGACCGCACCGGAATCCGCGCCATGAACCGGCTGGCCCTGAAACACGTGGAGCTGAAAGTGCTCTACCTGCCCGAAGACCTCTCCACCCAGTACAATCCCCGCAGCGGGAAATCCTGCAAGGATGCCGAAGAGTTCTTCAACTTCTACCCGGCAGTGATGCGCCGCAATGAAAAGCTCATGCACACCAACGTAAACCGCTACTTCGACGACCTGCTCAAGACCGCCCGCCGTATGCGGTTCTGGGACGTGCAGTACCAGACCAAAAAGCAGGAGGACGAAAGCAAGGTAGTGGTCCGGAAATATACCCTGAACTTCGACAATATGGCCCAGTTCCTTTCTGCCAACGGATTCTACAAGTACACCGACGAAGCGGATACGACCAAGTTTGTGCACATCAGCAACAACATTGTCGATGTGGTGGAAGAGAGCCAGGCACTGAGCGAAGCCAAGGAAATCATGAAAGACTTCCTGATATACAACTCACAGTATTACTCCGAGGAACTGAGTAACGCCATCAGTACCCAGAAGAAAATCGGACGCGACACCATGTCCGGAATCAAGAAAGTAGACCTGAACTTCATGTCGTGGGGAAAAGATTTCGATTATTTCTTCTTCCGCAACTGCGCCGTGAAGGTGACGGCCGACAGCATTGAGCCGGTGGACTACGTGGACCTTCCTTTCCATGTAAACCGAAAGGCCATTATCGACGCTGACTACCATCCGCTCAAGTCCCCTCTGTTCACTATCGAGGAGAATCCGGAATATGCCGCACGTAAGGAGCTGAACGATCAGCGAATGGCCGACAAGCGGATGAACGAGAACGAGCGCCGCCGTGAGGATGCAGAGTTCATCGCCTACCAGCGTTTGTACCGCTTTTTGCTGAAAATGCCAAAAGACATTGACCAGATGCCTGTCTGCGTGCAATGGCTGTACGACACCAGCCGCATACACTGGCGAAAGGAAGCCGAAGGCTATCCGCTTACCGAGCTGGAAAAGCAGCGCCAGGACATGCACTTCATTTGCAAGGTTGCCCTGATGGGTTACATGCTTTCGCGCTACCGTACAGGTACCATGCAGAAGATGGGAGTCGTGACGGAGTACACCGTGGCCGACGAAGGAAAGAACAGCGGAGGTACCGGAAAAAGTTTCTTCCGTTCTTTCTTCGAACTGGTGCGGAAGGTGTGCTACATCCCCGGTCAGACCTTGAAGAAGAAAGAGAACATGGCCAAGAACTTCGACAAGTTCCATTATACCGTAGACAGCATGTGTCTGATAGACGACCTTCGTCCCGACATGATGGGCAGCGAGTTCTACAACATTACGGACAATATCACGGTAAAGACCCTGTATCACGATGAAATGACACTGCCGCGAGAAGCTACCCCGAAGATATTCATTACCATGAACAAGATGCCGTTCGATATGACCGAAGGAAGCACCTCACGCCGTATTTTCCTGGCCATGCAGAGCGATTACTATCACGACGAGGACTACGCCGGCCAGTTCAAGAAACGCACGCCGCAGACCAAATTCGGGAAAGACATCTTTCTGGAAGCCACCGAAGAAGAACGCGATGAAGCGGTGTACATGATGCTCCAGAGCTGTCAGTTCTACCTCGGCCTGCAGGAAAGCCTTATACCGCCCATGTCGCAGGACGGACAGATGCGAATCCTTTACTCCGCCATCAAGGACCAGGTATTCATTGACTGGGCCAACCATTTCTTTGCAAACCAGTGGCACTGGAAAAGGCCGGTGTCCATCAGTGAAATGGCCATCAGCTACCTGGAACACCGGGGCGATGCGGTGACAATGCAGAGCGTGAAATCCGTGAAGAACGAAATGATAGAGAAGATGCAGGCTTACTGCTTCAATATGCAGTACACCATGAACCCTTCCATCGTCTACCGCTCGGACAAAGGCTCTAAATACCCCCGTCACTATGCCTGGGAACAGGAGTTTTTGAACGACACGATCCGTCGTGAGGAACGCACCCGGAAATTTACCCGAGTGTGCTTTTTTTACAAGCTGGGTGAGGAACCCAAAGATTCCAAGGAGATACTTTCCTGTCCGGAGTCCGACGAAGAATGGCAGGAGAAAAAACGTTTGGAAATGGATGATTAATAACCTTAAAAAGAAAAGAATATGGCAAGAATCTTAAAACATGAAATCCCGGCAGCGTCAGAGTTCAAGCCTCCGCTTCACGAGGGAAGCAATCTGCTGAAACTCGATGTAGTAAATGAGAAAGTATATATCTGGGCATTGGAAGATGAATCAAAGCCAAAGCGGGGAGTAAAGTTCCGTATGGTAATGACCGGTGAAGAGATAAACCTTGAGCCTTACATGATGTATATAGGGACTTTTATACTTTTCAACGGTTCGTTTGTAGGGCATTTGTTTGTGGACACTTCTGTTCCGATGCCGATTTATGAAGGAATTTAAAATAGTGGGAGATATGGGAAACAATCAGAATGAAAAAGTGAGTATCACTTTTGAAGTAGAAAAGGATTTTATCAAAGCTGTGATGCTTGTTTCAGGAATCAGTATGAAGGACGCTGAAGAAGCTATGAATGAGCTCGACAATGTGGTTATCAATGAAGATACGCTTCAAGATTTAGAAACCATGGATGGCGACATCCAGCAGATAAAAACGGGTATTTCAATGATTGCCATCGGTATGGCGTACAAGAAAATTACTTCCAAAGAAAAGAAAACTAAAACAAACGGACTTTTTGCGAAGCTTCAGGCTTTGAAAGAGGAGAGTAAGAGGTTAGGAAAGGAGGAGTGGCAATAATGGAAGTTCCTATAATCATGGAAGAATCATTGCTGATGTTTAAGGAAGTGAAGAAATTGAAGAAGGATGGAAAAGCAAAATAAACCAATACTTGATGTATGTTGTGGAAGCCGAATGTTCTGGTTCGACAAAGAGAATCCGCTTGCTTTATTTACTGACATACGCGATTTTGAAGACACACTTTGTGATGGGCGGAAAATTTCTGTGAAACCTGATAAAATTGAGGATTGCACAAACCTTTCATTTGCTGATAATACATTTAAGTTGGTTGTGTTTGACCCTCCACATTTGGTAAGAGCAGGTGAAAACAGTTGGTTGGCCAAAAAGTATGGGAAACTTCCAAAAGACTGGAAAAGCTTTATTGATGACTCCATACATGAATGTATGCGAGTGCTGGATGATTACGGTGTACTTATCTTCAAGTGGAATCAGGACCAGATAAAAGTAAAGGAAGTAATCAATGCTATTACGGATTACAAACCTTTGTTTGGCCATACGACAAAGAATAACGGTACGACTATCTGGATGTGTTTTATGAAAATACCGAAAAGCTAATAATTATAATTGAAAGATATAAGCCATGAAAGTCGTAAGAGAAGGTGAAATAAAAGAATGGGAAGTCAAGTGTCCTAAATGTAAGTCTCTACTTAGATACGGACATGAAGATATTAGAACTAACTTCTTTACAGGTCATGAAAATGTGAAATGCCCAATTTGTGGAGAGATTATCGGTCATGAACTTGCAAAGGAAGTGGAACAGGAGAAGGTAGATTAACCTATACTAATTTAATAATCTTATGGATATTGCAGATTTATTGAAAGATAAAAGAGGAGTATTGAAATACATACTTCAGACAATAGAGTCCAGCACGAAAAAGGCAAAAGGTCTTCTTTCGATGAAAGAAAGAGGATTCTCGGATGCCGGTATGCTTGAAAAAGTCATAGAAGTAACAGCCATTCAGTCAAGCCAGATACAGGCACTTGCCATGATATCCCTAGTAAGCCTGCAAAGCAGTGATTTCGACAAGCAGGTAGGCGAAATGATGAACAAGATGGGACGCGGCGATGAAGCATTGCAAATCATGCTGGATAAGAAGTTTAAAGGAGAGTGACCATGCTAACACTACAAGAATTAATCACGTTAGGGAATGCCTGCTCAGAGATAAAGGAATTACTGGAAGGAAGCAGATGTCCAATGTGTTGCTACTGTAAGCATATTAGAACGAAACTTGAACCAGTTTCTCCAGGGGAATCCTTAATAATTCATTATTGTGATTATTCCGGAGATGAAGTTGGATATAATCAGGGATGTAAGAATGGTAAGTTTGAAAAAAAGAATGACTGATGCTATTAAAGAAAAACTTTTCCGTGGTTTTTGAAGCCGGAACACCACCGGTTAGATTCCGTGAAGAATACCTCCTTCCGGTCCGTACAGAAGAAGAACAGACGGATCATTCAACCCTTCGGCTGCAAAAGGAGCCATAGCAAAGGATTTAGGGATTATGAGATGCGAAGTTCGGATTCTGAAAATTATGGAAATTCATAATCACTTGATAGTTGAATAAAATTATGAAAAACAAAAAACCGAAATTCAAAATAGGAGAAAGGGTAAGAGTAAAAACCCTTGTAGAAGCAAAAGAAATCAACTACGCAGTAGAAATCAATAGACCTTTGAAGAAATATTTAGGTAAAAACTTTGTAGTAACAGGCTTTAGAGAAGTAGGTGGAATGTTCTATTATTTCTTGAAAGAAAGAAGTAGTGTATGCGTACATGAGTGCTTGCTTGATTACCCATACGGAGATTTTTCTCACCCTCAGAATCCCAAATTCAGTGTAGGTGATAATGTAGTTATTAAAGAAGAGAAAGATTTACGTGAAACATTTTCGCGCGAACAATGGTGGTTAAAAGACCTTCTGCCTATATCATTAAGAATATTACAAATTCATAGTTCCTATTGGTTTTGTAATCAGAATGTTTATGAAGCAGAAGTAGAGCCTGGAGTTTATGTAAAAATCCCAGAAAAGGCAATATTGCAGGAAGCAGACTGTGACCCATATCAATGTCCTAACCCTTACAATGTCAGGGTTGCTTTTCGTAAAGAAGGACCGGAGGAAAGTGAATCTTCAAATAACGGGCTGGTAAAATGGAAAACAATGTATAAAGACATGGTGGAGTTTATCAGTACAGCTTCTCCCCAAACCAGATCGTTTATTGCAGGCCAACTATATGGTTTGACAGAAAGACTAATGAATGAAACGCTAAAAGAAAAATAATATCATGAAAGAAGAAATAACATTGTTAGAGATTGACGCATGCAGCCGTCTTCCGTATGGATTTAAAGCCACAGACGGGAATACAGTATATGACGTGTTGCTAAAACAGGAAACCGTTCCATCCGTCAGCATTGAAGGACTATTGGCATCTGAAGGTAAGATAAAACCGATACTCTATCCGCTGTCTTCAATCACAGAAGAAATCTTTGTGAACGGCTCGGAAATCTGCCCGATGAAGTATCTGGCAGAAGCATTCGATTTCGACGGGTATATGGGCCTTTATACCACCTGGAATTTCGACGAAGAAAGAGAATGCGTGGAGTTCTTCGCCTGGGAATGTAAGGTGTGCGAAATGCGCTTGCATAGCTTCTTTATTACTCCGGAAGAAGGAAAGCATAACAGCACTCAATTGGGCCTTCGTCATTTCCAGCAAGTCTTTCACGTGCTACATCAGTGTCACATCGACTACCGCAACCTGATCGCACAAGGGCTGGCCGTTTCAGCTTTAGTTTTGGATAATAACCCTTATAAATAAAAATAGCCATGTTTAGACCGGAAGATTATGTAACACACGATGTAGGATTGCTTTTGAAAGAAATAGGGTTTAATGAAAACTGCAAATATTCATATTTAGAGAACGGGCTTAGGTGTTGTCCATCTGAATATGAGCAAAATTTCAATCTTTCAGAAAAAAGATGTTCATGCCCAACCTTATACGAGGCTCAAAAGTATCTTCGGCAGAAACACAATATATCTGTCGAAATATACAGAAACGCTTGCGGTTACTGTTGGTCTATGTCAAAAGCTGACAATGGAACATTCATTACAGATTATGACCTTAAAGGGCCTAATGATGGTGGTTGCTGGGATGATTTTGAAGAAGCTTTGAATGACGGAATCTATAACGCATGTAAAATGATAAAGAAAAAGAAAGATGAAAGTAATAAACGGAATAATAATAGACGGTAAACTGTATAGAGCTGTTGCAAACGGTAAATTATGCAGCGAATGTTGCCTAGTGTCAGACCATGAAAAGTGTAATGAGATAAAGCCTTGTTCAGTATTTGGAAGCGGTTACATATTTTTAGAAGAAGGGAAAGTTTCACAAATTCTTACTTGCGACAAAGAATATGCTGAATTGTATGTAGCCCACAAGGGAGATATTCTTAAATTCCCAGAGGAAATAGAAACCTCAGAAAGAGATTATTACGAAGGAGATTTTGAGTTCAAAAGCGGGTGCGGATTTATCAGATATAGGATAGATTCCCGATGCTTTAATATTCTATACGATTACAGAGGAAAGATTTACGGGAAAACGATAAAGCTGTCCATAGATGTAGAAGACTTTTCTGAAGACATGTACAGTAGGATGACAAAGGATATTGTAGGAGAAGACCTGGTTTTGCTATTGGAGCACGAAGAAATGCGCTGCATATACGGACAAAATGTTCCGAGTGAAGTCTGGATGGAACGAAAGGATGGCAGACTGACTCTCTTTATAGAGGTAATGGTAAGAACATATATGCCATATTTGAAGTCAGGTAAAGTAGAAGCGATTGAAGATGTACGTAACATAAAATATAGGTAATCAGTATGATTAAGCTATACAGAGCAGACCAGATGCACCCTTCCTCATCTGTAGTGGCGCTATCAAGCCTGCAAAAGACTGTCAGGAAAAGCAGAGAAGTAACAGATAGACTGATTCAGCAGCTGATTGATACTGGCTACATCCCGGAAGAAAAGAAGCCCGAACTTCTGTCTGTCTTCGACAAAGAAATGACCGAGTACACAAAACTCAAAACAAAGAAGAAAAAAGCATGAAAGAAATGGAGAAAGAAGAAAAAGCAAGAGAATATGCCGATGGACTTATGAACTCAGTTCAATCTTATTATGTAGAGACATGGGGTATGGAACGTGCAAAGCGTATTTGCGATTTTGATATATTCTATGTTGAGCAGGCATATCTGGAAGGATGGGATGCCATGCTCTGCGGCCTTCTGACAAACGTAAAAGAACGGCAACCTGACCCGAACGAGGAGGTTATCTGCCGTATGGTGTCAAACGGAGCATTCGTAAGCGGATACATCTACCAGGAAGACGGGAAATACAAAGTTGCCACTTCTCCCGATTTTCATTTTGAGGACTACGGAGATTATGAATGTGACTACTGGTTCCCGAAACCAAAACTAAATGAAACAAACGATTAATAAATGATATGGAAAAAGATATTATTGAAAGATGGGAAAAAGGGAAGAAAAACCTAAGAAACTGGCTAAAGTCCCACGAACAGAAAGAATATGGTAGTTATGAAGATTTAGTGATTGCACTTATAGAAAATGCTCTTAACTACGATGTGAAATCAGTCGATAGGATTTCTACAGATATAGATATTTCAGACCATGGAGATTATCAAGGAACTCAGATATTCTTGATTCATAGAGAATGTTATCAACCTAGTTGTGGGGACTATTGGATATTTGATAATTATTATGGCTCATGCAGCGGGTGTGATACGCTTTTAAGTATAAGTCAATATGATTGGGGACTTCCGACAGGCGAAAAGGTAGAAGAATATATGACCCTTTGCCTACATCTAGTACAGAGAATGAAGTCTCTTGGAAATGTGCTAAATGAATAAATAAAATAAACCATGGATAAGGAAGAATATATACACCAATACGTCACGCAGCTGTTTAACGACCGTAATAAGGACTCAGGCAGCAATGAAAACGTACATTTCTACATCGGCGATATAACCGAAGCAATGTGGCAAGCGTGGGATGCGTCGGTTTTTTCACAATGGAAAAGCGTACAAGCTTCACTCCCTCCGAAAGGACAATGCGTGAACGTCATGCTGGGAGACGGAAGATACACCAATTCCTTCATCATGTCAGACGGGACATGGGCCTACAATGTAAGGCCAATCGCATGGAGCGAAATAAAACGGCCGATATTATACCATAAACCAATGATTGAACTTAAATACCCAGGTATGAAAACGAAAAACATTATCTACACCGGACCAATAGACGATTTATACAACGGGAAAATACCTCATATTCTTTCCGAATATCATATTCAGCAGATAAGGTGCAGGGTACAAGGGAAAGACGATTCCTGCAACAGGCCGATGATAATTATCAACCTTGAAACCAAAACGGCATGGATAGAGTATGTCGACGAAGAATGTTCCCAGTACGATAGTTTTTATAACAAATTCACCTGCGACATTCAGGAAGTGAAAAGGATGATCGAAGAAAGTCAGGAAAGTAAAGAATAATCTAAAATCAGGAACTATGTATATCAACGATAAAAAAGCAGTCGTATTCGTGCCGAAAGACGAGTACGAAAAGATGAAAGAGCTGGCCAACGCCAACGCAGAAGAAATAGAGAAACGTGCCCTCGAAATGTGGGAAACAAAAGCAATTCCATGGCTTAAAGTCTCCATGGAGATACGAAGTAGCGGTGGACGTGATATTCTGGATTCAGAAGAGTTTGAGTTCAGGACAGATTCATACCTGCTAAACCCTTCAGGTAAGTTCACTATCAAAGAAGAAGCCAGACAAAGATTTGATAAGATGCTTACTGGCTGGGCACGTCACATGATGGAGCTTCAGTTTGGTGAGCACATGTCAAAAATCAATTATATCAACGAACGATGCCACAAGGCAGATATATTGTGGAAGAAAATGCTAACCCCAGCCATTTGTGCAGGGATTGTCGCCTTCATTATGTTTGTCTGCTTAATATGGGTTTTACTTAACATACAATAATTATGACACCGGAAGAATACATAAAATCAAAAAGACGTGAAGATTATCCTGGAGGACAACTTTGTTACATTGTATCGGAAGAAACTGCCTTAAAAGCTGTAGAAATGGCAAGGGAGGAAAAGGAAAATTCAACAAAATTAAATTCGGGGATATTTGGACAGCAAGGTTGGATATGTCCAAAGTGCGGAAGGGTTTATTCTCCGTTCACATCAATGTGCAGTTATTGTTCAAATGGTAACAATTTTAATATAACTTGTCTTGGAAAATAAGATTAGAATCCATGAAAGCCGGAAGTCAAAACTTAAATGGAAGGATATTCCTAAATTTAAGGACAGTTACCGTTGGCCTGTAGTTCAGGTACTGGAGCATGAAGGTAGCCTTCACTTTAAGTTTTCCGGTGGATCCAAATACTCTCCAAATACTTACTTTACCATTGAAGATTACCGGAAATATACGGCTTTGGAGATATTCAATATCCTCGTCAATATAGGTTTCTATACACGGCACAGCCACGATGCAGTATTGAAATTCTACCACGATAGAGGACTGGATTTAGGCTTTACAAGAAACTTTTTAAAACCATTAAAAGCATAGCACCATGTCAACAGAACGAAATATGAAAAATGAAAACTTTGTAACTTTTGAGGTAGCTAAGCTTCTTCAGGACAAAGGATATAGAGAAGACTGTCGTGCCAGTTACAGGACAGACGAAACAGGCCGGTCGGAACTGACCGTAGTGTTTGGGGTGAGGAAGTTCCGTTATCTTTCAAAACATGTGAACGGATTCCAGTACGAATACCTGGCTCCCACGCTGTATGCTGCGCAAAAATGGGTACGTATAAAGGGAAAAATCCACATCGTTGTCGAGCTCAACAAACACGGATGGTACTACCGCCTGTACGACACAGAGGATTTGTCTCTCATATCGCAGATGGACGGATATACCGATACATTCGAGAAAGCTTTGAACGATGGGATAAAAGAGTCATTAACTTACTTATAAGAATCAGCTTATGTTTACACAACCTTGTTTTATTCGGAAGAATACACCGGAACTGCGGGAAAAGCTTCAGAAGCTGGGGCAAAGAGCCAATACCCTTGACGATTTCAAGGAAGAATGGCTGGCAGCCAATTACGGAATGTATATTTCCGTTCAAGATGGATTTCAGCATCTTCATCCGAACGACATTGACTGCGGTACCAATGAGGAACTGTTTCTTGCATTGGCTGCACTTCAAGATGATTCTGATGAAAATCAGTGGTTTGTTTATCCAAATGAAAATAATTGGTTTAAATGTTATGATAACAACATTGAAGAAGTAAGAAACGAACCTTCTATAAGAATGAGTTGTCAGTCTGCTTGGTTTTACAAAAGTCACAAAGCCACCGTTCAGGAACTTATTGAACATTTCAGCAAAAAGGAGGAAAAGCCATGATATTCATACCAGAAGATTTCAAATTCAACCACATTAAAAAGACCAACATCGTGGCAAAACGCCTGCTGGAAGGAGCCATAAGAGAGATAAAGAAATGTCCCAAAGAAGATAGGGAGATGTTACTCAGTCAGTGCGCACCATGGCGCCCGGATGACTATAATATAGAATACAAGGAAATGTCAAACGGATTCAAGATATTCAAAAGATACCTGAAGATAAAAGGATTCCAGGATGTAAAATACGCCGAGCATACAGACCATTTGGGATGGACCGTATTTTTTTATCTCCGGTTTGAAATAGACAAATACCTGATAGAATCATGCCAAATGCTAACGTCGAAAAGATAAAGGCCAGCCTGCTGAAGGAAATCAAAGGAGTGTTCTGCGAAGGATATTGTCTTTACTACAAAGACGATTACTACTGCGGAGCCTGCCCGTTAAACGACACAAGCAACTGGTTCAACCGGAAGGAACCGATTGCAAGGGAAGAAAAACTACGCACCGTGAATTTCTGCGACGACTGCATCCATTTCCGACCGCTGAAAGAAGGAGAGAAACAAAAGCCAAACAATCAACTTTGCGAGTTTGTCCTCCCTCTCAGGTTCAGGGTAGGGAATGGATACAATGGGGAAGATACAGGTTCCTTCTTGCCCGGGTGCAAGGACTACAAAAAGGAAGAACGAGAATGCCTCACGTGCCTTCATTTTCTTCCATCGGAAGATTCAGATGAGGGTGAATGCAGGCTCTATTCTGACACGGCGTACAGCCATTATTTATGCAATGATTGGAAGTTTAAAAAGTAAAGTTTATGGAAGGAGAAACAGAATTAGTAACTATATCGCTTTCTAAATGTTTTTCAGGTGAAAATGAGGTGTCGATGGATTCTTTCGTTATAAAGAAAAATCGGAAAACTGCTCGTGCTAAAGTTAAAAGAGAAACATTTATTTCTGACGAAGAATTAGAAAAGCGATTAGGTGATAGTATTAATATTCCTACTCATGAAGAACCGAGTATAAAGGCCTTTATAGATCATAACTCTGGTCGATTAATAAAAGGTTTGGATAAATGGCTGTAGGAGAAGTAGAACTAATAGTGAAAGAGTAAAATGGACGCAATACGATTTTTAAAGGAACGCATGAAAGTATGGTGCAGAAACCGGGTAAGATGGGAGAGAGAAAATCTTTACCTTCTCCCCAGTGGAGATTTCACGGATGACCAAGGCCGGCTGCACAGGCGCGAAAACCATACAGCCTATGTTACCCTGGAGGATGCGATTTCTGCCATCCGGATGGTGGAAGAAAAGTTCCTTTCCGATAAAGAAACAGAACTTCAACGGTTAGAATCGGAGAATTACTTATTGCATAAAGCCAGAGAAATATCTGGAGAGGTAACAGATATAGAAAAAAATAAATGTATAACCTACGAAAAGACATTAGAGGAGAAATTAAAAGAAGTAAGAATGGATTACATTTTTGGTAAAATTACTTTAGAGGAAGCAATTAAAATAATTAACGGAGAGAATAGCCTATGCCAACCACAATCAAGCGAATAGTGAGCGTACTTTACCGGGCACGCACCAATAAATACGAGGTGCAGGCTGTGGCCGAAAAGAATGGCCGGCCATGTGTTATCACGCTGTATTATAGAAATGAAAAAGAAGCAAGAAAACTAAAGAAAGGAGACGTAATAGATGGAAACAATTGAAGCGATAAACCTGAACAAACTGAGAGATGAAGCCTACCAGAACGCCGTAGAACACGGCTGGCACGACGAGGATTTAAGTACCGAGCATTTCCTTTGTCTGGTCATTAGCGAGCTGATGGAAGCTGTGCAGGCCGAAAGAAAAGGGAAACACGCAGATCGGATTCAATTTGAAAATTACATGAGTTTGCGAGAGAGATCCGACGAAGAGTTTAAATATGCTTTTGCGCACGGCATAAAAGACAGTGTGGAAGATGAACTGGCCGATGTCTGCATCCGTATATTTGACCTGGCAGGATTAAGAGGAGTAGATTTTTCAAAAGTGTCACTTCCGTATGCGATAAATGAAAAGCATATAAAAGAATTAAGTAAAATAACCTTTACCAAACTTTGCTATGATGTGATAGTTTTGACTGGAAGATACAGTTCGTCTAATTTCCCGATAGGCGTACTATTAGCAGATATTTTAAATGATATATATTGCATTTCCAAAATCAAAGGATTCGATCTCCTCTGGCACATCGAACAAAAAATGAAGTATAACCGCACCCGTCCACGCATGCACGGGAACAACAAATTTTAATTATGAATACCGCAGACTTAATAATCAGCATCGTTTTTGTTTGCATTAACTCCACCGCGCTATTCCTGATCTACCGGGCAATCTCGCGATGGATGACACGAAACGAGAAGAAAATAGACAACCTGGAGCACGCCGTTCTCAAAATTGACGACTACATAAAATACAGCACGCACACCATTGACTCCGTTTACATCGACGTGCAGAACAGGCTAATCGAACAGTTTGTAAAAGAAGAAAAATACGAAATGGCTGAGTTGGTAAAGAGAAACCGTCAGCTGGTACAAGCTACCGTATTGAAGGAGATGAAGCATCGCATGGAGGAAGCGGAGAAAAAGCTTTATGAAGACTTCCTGAACAAAGAACATAACCAGAAGAAAGGAGACACGAAAGAAGGATGATTTTTAGTCCTTCATAAACGAGGGTTGCAAAATTAGATTTATCGACGGGTGGAATCGCACGAAGCGCTTCTATCCGTCGAATTTTTAAATACAAATACAACTATGGGAGGCTTGAACTATAAGGTCGTAAAGAAGACCTTTGGATTTGACAAGGATGGCACAGAAAAGTATGTGGCCGAAGCGGTTCGTGGTGGAACCGTAAGTTTTGAAAAAGTAATCGAACAGATTTCCCTCCGTTCCGGAATCAGTAAGGCAACCTGCCGCGCCGTGGTAGAGACCATGGTGGAATCGGCTTGTACCTGGATGCTCGAAGGTCATGGTGTAAGCCTGGGAAACATGGGATACCTGAAGCCAGCCATTACCTGTAAGAGTTCCGAGGTAAGCGGAGAAGAAAAGATTATCCGTAAAAGAGTGCTGTTCCAGCCGAGTAAGGATTTCAAGGCACAGATAGACAAGATGTCGCTCAACAGGATGTATGAAGAAGGAAACAGCACACCAGGAACAACCGAGCCGGGTGAGGAAGGAGAGGACCAGGGAGGAGGAGGTTTCAATTAATCACTTTCTGATTCATTTTTAAGGAGGCGTAGAAGTGTATGTAATAGCACTTTTACGCCTTTTTTCTGTCAACAAAAGCCGTATTTCGTCACATAAATTCCAAACTGGCATAGTATCGCCACTGCGGCCGCGCTTAATAGACACTTTTGTCGCGTAGTTACGCCATTTGAGTGGAGTAGGCACGAGACTTTCAGGAAAATCATTCCGACACAAAGAGAAAATCGCTTAGAAAATCAATTCAGTATCAAATATTACAAGTTTTACACACCCTTTGCAAAACATTTTGCAATTTGATAATCAGTTAGTTAAGTATCATTTGTAAGCAATTTTGCAAAGCTTGCGAAGCGTTGGCGAAATTTTTGCAATGAATAACTATCTGATAATCAATTAAAAGTATTGTACTTTTTGATATTTTGTCGATTTTTCACGAAAAACGAGTTTACAAAATCTTTAAAATAAAAATTTTTCGTAGGGTAGAGAAGGGCGTACATCAGTCGAATCATTTCTTCCTGTGAGCGTCCGAATGGGGAAGGAATCCGAATGGAAACCTGAAAGAACGAAAGGAGGGAAAGGTCGGCCTGCGGAACGCGGGACGACAAAGCACGCCTTTCCCCTTTCGTTCTACTTCCTTTATATCCAACTTCACCGTGTAACAGAGAGAGCTACGCAATGGACATAAAAGAAAAAGCCGTACAGCCTGAAATCTGTTCTTTACCGAAAAAATACGTTTTCTTCACTTCAAAATCAATGAACAATCGGCAATAACTCTTTATTTATTATTTATTATACACTATAAATGATTGATAATTAAATAAATAAGTATTGAGAAGTGTTTTGCAAGAAAATTGCACAGCTTTGCAAAATCGTGAAAAACACGCAAAATAAGGCCCCAGTCGCTTAACCTTTTTTTGTTGAATGAAATTCCGATTGGTGTTGAATCGTCCGTAACTTGCTGTTGATTAATTGATTTACAGACTTTATCTTACTACTATGCCAAAAAATTCAATGAATGAGCAGCGTCACTCATGCTTCCTTAAAGTGAGTGATTATTATAAGAAATACTTCGAAATAAAGTATGGAACTCCGGTCAGGTTTCCTCAGAACAGCCTTCTGGGTGTATATATGAAGACTCACTTGTTCAGAGATGCAGATTTTTCGGGTATAACAGATTTTTCCTATAATGAAGTAGCCTTTCATTTGAAACCTCAGAAATCATTATTTACCGCTCAGTTTAAAATGTTGACTGAAAAAGAGAAAGAAGATTACCTGGAGTTGGAAATGCCTGAAAGCGTCTGCAAATTTAGCGGTGAGGTGAAAGTGGATAAGTTTTTTCACCTGAATATCAACGGAAGTAAGAAGATAAGGAATGAATTGAAACGTGAGTTCTGGTATGATTTCGCCAGATTTCATGATGACTGTATTTTCCGGGCAAATAGAATGGGCGAACATGTTACTTCCGAAGATGTCATGTCTGATTTCATTGTTTTGTACGATATAGACATGAAAAGATTTGAGAGCATGATGCGATATTGGTGGAGAATCAAATCCAGAATGAAGTCTGACATCAAAGTGAGAAAAGAAGAGCTTGAGTCGAGAACCGGAAGAATCTGTATATACACGCCATAAATTTATACATGAATAGCAATAAATAAAAGTTAAAGAAACGAAGAAAGTTGGTGCGATTTGTCAGTAACTTTGTCAGTCGCCATTTTCAACCACAAAACAACACATAAATAATGAATTGCAGCGAGAATTATTACGAGTTGATAGGCAGCATTGAAGCTTATCCGGACGACGCGGTTACGTTTTCCCGCCCGTTCAATATTGAGAAGAAAAGTGATAAACCTGATTTTTCTGTGTCGGGCGACCGTAAGATTTCCATTCAGATGAAACCGAAATCGGGGAGCCTGAAGGAGAGCGCGGAAACCAGCGTGGCCGGCGATTCTTACGAAGTGACGGTGAGTTGGGAGGTAGAGATGGTGACGCAGGAAACCTATTTACAGCTTGAAACGCTGAAAAACAGCACTAACCATTTGATTGTAAGAACATTTGGCGACGGTGAAATGTTTGTGCGTGCCGTGAGCGACGGTTATGAATTTCAGTATGAGGAAGACGACGGCGTGATTTCGTGCACACTCACCATCCGCAACGTGACCGGCGCACAGCGTGTGGTCTGACATCTACACCTTATTATATATATTGCTTTTTTCTTTCCGTTGGAATGCCGTTCCTGCATACGTGTGTGGGGCGGCATTTTTTCTTTGGGCCTTTCTTTTTGTGCGCGTTTTTCTTTCGTCATGCAGGTAAATCTTCATTATCTTCTTTGTGACATTCTTCAATTTCTTTGCGTCCGCCGCAAATTTCTTTTTTCGCACAAACTCCGTGTGTTTTACAACATGCTCATTCTTAGCAGGTTTTTATTTGCAGAGAAAATCCGTTTGAGCATCCGCATATTTCTGTAATTCACGCATTTAGTCATTTTTTGTGTCCTTCATTACCGCATTTCGCGTGCGTAATTTCGTGATGTAATCAATTAATTATCAAACGAAAATGGCAACAAGAGCATTTCACGAAATCATGTCTACGCGATTCTGGGACTTTTACCCGGAGTCTCTGCATGCTTACCGGAGAACGATTCTTGACAACATTGCCTCACACCGTCCTTACGAGAAGCCGGACGAGCGGACCGACCGACCTTACTTCCTTTCTTCGCGTACCGGATATGCTGAAAAGACTTACATCAGAGATTACGATGATGTAACCGGATGGAACGATATAGGGGAAGACGACCGCATCATTTCGGTTATCGACGTACAGGGCCCCATTCTTCGTAATGGCGACCTGTGTTCCTACGGAAGCAAGGAACACAAGGACATCATCATGCGTGCTTCTGACGATGCGCATACCATCGGATTTATTATCGAGATGGACAGTCCGGGCGGTAGCAGCATGGCGAAGTACGACTATGAGATGGCCCTCAACTACGCCCGATCAAAAGGAAAGAAGATTGTGGGTCACATCGACGGGATGGCCTGCAGTGCCGGTTATGCGCTGATGGCTCTGTGCGACGAAGTGTATTTCACCAATCCGCACGACACGGTGGGATGTATCGGTACAATGTGCGCGATGCTCACTAACAAGGACGGCGATGTGAACACCGTGACTCAGGAACGGTACGCCGAGATTTACGCCGACGGATCTCCTTATAAGAACAAGGAGTACCGCGACGCGGCCGAGGGGAACTATGACGGCATCAAGGAAGAGCTGAACCGGCTTTGTGCCGATTTCCAGCAGATGGTACGCGAGCGCCGTCCCAGAGTGACGGATGACCAGATGACCGGAAAAACTTTCGATGCGGGCGATGTGGTGGGTACCATGGTCGACGGTCATGGCGACTTCAAGTTCTGCGTGAACCGCGTGCAGCAGCTGGCCGGAGTGAGTCAGAGTCAGAAAGGAAATTCGTCCGGAGCCTCACGCGAAGACAGCAAACCATCAGGAATCAAGGAAGAAAAGCAGCCGGGAACACAGGAACAGGCTTCTGTGGAGCAGCCGGCATCAGATAAAACAGAATCACAAACTCAAAAACAAGCAACTATGGCAAAAAGCTATCCATTTATTCAGTCGGCTGCAAAGGTAAACTCCCTGGTAGTCGAAGAAAACGGCGGTTTCTACATGGTGGAAACCATGGCGGACAATGTAGAAGAGTTCGTCATGAAAGCTAAACAGACGGAATCTACGCTGGCTGCAAAACTCACGGAAGTAGAACAGCTTAACGCAACCATCGAACAGATGAAGAAAGACCATGCGGAAGCACTGGCCAACCTGAAAGCGGAACACGAAAAAGAGGTTTCTTCATTGAAGGACGCTCATAAGAAGGAATCGGAAGAACTGACAGCGAAGCTGAATGAAGCTCAGAAGAACATCGAACAGAAGGATGCGGAAATCAAGGAGCTGAGCGAAACGGCACAGCTGGAACCTACTCCGCAGGACCCGCCGAAAGACAACAACGGAGGTCAGGAAAGCGGACAGTTCCATGTGCAGAGCGTATGCGGTGAAAACATGAGCTGGGCCGAAAAAGCTGAAGCCCGCCGCAAGCGTGATGCTGAAATCAGCAAAGCACGATAAGAGATAATAACACGACACAAAAACTAAACCAGACACAAACAATATGGCTACAAAGTTATACGCACTCAGTGAAGAGAATGTATCGCATGTAAAAGACATTCTTGCTCCAGACATCATCGAAAGCCCGGTTCTCGATAACATGGCAGTGTTCAACAAACTTCGTATCAAGGTTATCGAAGATATTGAATACGCACAGACTCAAATCATTTTCCGTCGTAAGGGTGGTGAAGCACGCCGTTACAAGGAAGGTTCTACGCTGAAGTCAACCCTTGGTTTCATGGACGAAAGCAAACTGGTGATGAACCAGATTTGGTCACGTTACTACGAAAATCTTCAGAACTTCCGCGAAAAACAGCCGTTCAGCATCCTGGGTTCAAACGGAACCTACAATGCACCGGTTACAGAATTTATCCTTCGTCAGATTGGCAAGCAGTTTGCCGGCGATAACCTGAGCAACCTTTTCTTCGGTAACATTGAATTGGGAGAAGACGACCCGCTTAGTCTGTACAACGGTTACTGGACTATCATTAACAACCTTATTAATCAGGGTAAGATTTCTTCCAAGGAAGGAAACCTTGTGGCTTGCGACCCGATTAACGAAGGACCTGAAACTCAGGATGGAGAACACTTCGACGCATTTGTAGAATGGGTGGAAGGATGGCATCCGCTGTTGCGTAACGCTCAGGAAGTAATCGTCTACATGTCGCCGAAGCAGAAGCGACTCATTACCCACAGCTACATGCGTAAGTTTACCGGATTGCAGACTACAAGTGCAGGCGGTGAAGGATTCTCATTCGTGGGAATGGAAAACATCAAGATTGTAACCGACGGTATTATTGGTAAGGGTAATCGTATGATTGCAACTCTCCCTGAAAACCTGCAGTTCGGTCTTGACCGTGCAAGCGACTGGAACTCGGTGATGATGAGTCACGACCCGAACGACTTGAACGTGCTGATTTTCCAAGTACAGTCTACCGTAGGCGCACGTATTCTGGACATCGCACCATCCAAGTTCTGTGTGAGCGACGGTACTATCGAACAGATTGAACAGCTGAACGGTGACTACCAGAAGAATACCCTGACCGTTACTTCCAACAACGAAGAATGGGGTAAGGTAACGCTGTCTCCGAAAAAGGATGTATATACGAAGGACGAAACCGTGAAACTGACTCCTGCTGCTGAATCTGGATACAAGTTCAAGGCATGGAGCGACGGTGCAACAATCTCTCCGCGTGACATCGTTTACAACGGATACCCGACCTACCTTCAGGCCATCTTCGAACCGGAAGGCGAATAATAACCCGCCCGCTGAGATAAAACAGGCTGCCAAGTTTGGCAGCCTTCACAACACAAACACAAACTTTTAAAACTAGACAATTATGGCAGAATTATCATGCGACTTAATGGATATTGGTCAGGCTGCTGCCGGTTGCGAAGAACAGTTTGCCGGTATCGGTAATCAGATATATGTAGCCTATCCGGAAGATTTGAAAGCACCTCCCACATACGATGAGAGTAAAGCGGCTTTTGCTTCAGGAGCATTTACTTTCAAGGCCAGTAAAGGAGCCTGGAAGTTCCGTATTAAGAAACAGAGCGGACAGATTTCTTCAACTGGTAACGAAGGGGCGAAAGGATACAACGTACAGTTGATGTTTACCATAGACAAGGACGTGGAAAACGCAGCTCATGTGCTCCGCATCCTGAAAAACCGTGGTGACGCTATTTTCTTTGCAGAAAACCCGTCAGGAGGTTATTACGTAGTGTACGACCCTACTTTCGGTACGGAAGTTAACAACAACTACGACAGTGGTACTACTCCGGATTCTGATAGCGGTCATGCAGTAACTGTTACCAGCAACCCGAACAGATACTCCCTGACTACCTGGGACGGAACTCTGACTATCAAATCGGGACTGGGATAACGATTATACAAACTTCAAAATAAGACAATTATGGCAGAATTATCATGTGACTTAATGGATATTGGTCAGGCTGCTGCCGGTTGCGATGAACAGTTTGCCGGTATCGGTAATCAGATTTATGTCGCTTATCCGGAAGACCTTACGGCAAAGCCTGTATATGAAGCATCTAAAGCTGCATTTACTGAAGCTTCTTTTGCTTTTTCTCCTGGTAAGGGAGCGTGGAAGTTCCGTATCAAGAAACAGAGCGGTCAGATTTCTTCAACTGGTAACGAAGGTGCAAAGGGCTATAACGTACAGCTGATGTTTACCATCGACAAGGACGTGGAAAACGCAGCCCATGTGCTCCGTATCCTGAAGAACCGTGGTGACGCTATTTTCTTTGCAGAAAACCCGTCAGGAGGTTATTACGTAGTGTACGATCCTACTTTTGGTACGGAAGTGAACAACAACTACGACAGTGGTACTACTCCGGATTCTGACAGCGGTCATGCGGTAACAGTGACCAGCAACCCGAACCGCTACTCCCTGACTACCTGGTCGGGTACATTGACGCTGAAATCAGAGGCAAGTTCAGGAGGTGGAGGATAACCGTTTGATTTGCATATTCTAACAAACGAAAAAGTGGATGAAAGTCCGGCACTTGCTAATCGGTGCCGGACTTTTTTATGTCCTTCAACGACATATAGGTTTTCCCTACTTTTGGGGTAAAGTAATTGAAAAACAAAGGTTATGATTACAGAAAAAGAATACTTAAAAGACTACAGAACCATGAACGAGGAAGAAAAGAAAGATTATCTGGACCGGGTGAAACGATGGACGGACGAAACTTTTCCGGAACTGTTGGCGCTGGCCGAATGCTGGATGAAAGTGCCCGTGAAGGATTTCGACGAAGGATGCCGTCTGGTGTCGGCCATTGTGAGGGCAAAAGACTTTCTTCGCGACGTACAGCGCTATGAAGCCCGCCGTGCACTCAACAAGATGAACCTGTTCCTGCAGGAAGTACGGAAGAAATCCGGACTGGCCAAGAAAGCCACTCGCGGTCCGGTTGGCGCCGTTCGTTACAAAGCGATTGTTCCTGATGACGGTGCGCCCGATGAAGAAGGAAACATGACCGCACGCCAGTACGAAGAGCAGGAAGTGGACGGCCGCAGACCGAAAGAATTTGCCCTCTATAAAGACAAGTTGCCGAAATCTCTCCGCGACAAGGGAGAAAAAGAACTTTCCGCCATGTACCTGGAACTGGCAGAGTATCGCGGCACGCTGGAAGTAATGGCCGAAAATCCCAACGTAAGCGACGAAGCACGCGCGGACATGGCCAAGAAAGCCATCGCATCCGAGCAGAAAATCCGCGCGTTCTGGACCAATGTGGATGCCGCACTGAACGGTACCTACACCGAGCAGGAAACTTCCACAGCCGACAGCATGAAACGTCCTGGCGACTTTACCCGTGCCGAGATAGAAGTCATGAAGGATGTACGCCAGCAGGAAGTATGCCGAAAGGCCCGCGTGGAAGGAAACAAGAAATACATCAACCGCAGCGACGTGAAGATTACCGAGGAGTACAAGGAACAGCTTCGCCTTCGTATCGAGGAGCTGATGGAATGGGGAGAAAACCTGCCTAAGAAAACGGCAGAAGTAGCTACTGCAGCAGGCATATCCATTCCCGGTGTAAACGCTCCGGTTGCATCCGTACAGGCAGAGACAAAGCCTGCTTACACCGAAAATCAGGAGCCAAAGGTATCGGAAGGAAAAGCAGAAAAACGATCCGAAAATACCGAAAAACGTACAGAAAAAGAGGAAAAGCGTGCCGAAACAACGGAAAACCGTACAGAAACGGCGGAAGAACCGAAAAAAACTACAGAAACCGCACGCAAGAAAGTAGATCCTACTGAAAGTGTAACCGAAGGTCAGATGAAAGGAGGTGCATTATGAGAATAATTGAGCCATGCTGCTACCACAAGCAGCTGGAAGACATGATTGACGAGTGCAGCAAAAAGCACACGGCTGCCAACTTCTTCAGTTTTTCTGACTGGGACATGTGCGACCTGCTGGGTACCCTGTCCGGCTACTGTTCCGGAGGTGAAATGGGCATTGTCATGGTGCGGCTCGATGTAAAGCTCATACAGACCATCCGGCGCATTCTTTCGCGTGTGAAGCCCAATCCCACCAATCCGTCGGACCATATTGCTGATGTCAGCAAAATGATACTCATTTCGCAGCCTGCATCCACAGGAGCCACCTTCAACCAGCGACAGGAGATTCTCACGCAGTTAGGCGAGTTTATCAAGTCGGGCCGGCTGGTGGTGTGTGAGGACAATGTGGGTTTCCGCTGCGTCACGGTGAAGAGTAAATCGCACAGCCTGGTTATTCAGGGAAGCCTGAACACCCAGCGCAGTAACGCCATGCAGATGTTCACACTTACCACTTCGCCGGAAGAGTATGAGAATGTGGCGGAGATGTTTCGGATGAAGGAGCATACGAAAAGCATATTCAAGCAGTAACCATTTCCGTATGGTCACGAAAATGGTTTCGTAGCCAAATGTAAAAATAAGCATGTTTCGATGTGCTTATTTTTACATTAAAAGTTAAATAGTTGTTTTTCAGATTAATACAATATTAAATTAAGAAAATTATGAAGAAATTTATTAGAACAGAAGAAGTACAGGCTACAGAAGCAATTCTGAAAGGTGGTAATATTTACCTTCCTACGGATGCAACCCCCAAAACCATGGAACCGAGAGTGGAAGGATACAAGGTGGTAGATTCCAATGGATGCGTAAGTTTTATTCCAAAAGCAGAATTTGAGGAAAGGTACAAATGTGTTGAAACTTTCATTGACAGAATGATGATTGAAGACGAAGAGCTATCAGAAAAGTATGAAAAGTGTAGCTCATTCGTAGATTCAGAAAAATTCCGTGAGGTAATCAAAGAAGATTATCCAGCTTTCCTTATGCACCTTCAAAGAGAAGCTATGGGAAGCTATCTTGGGACTTTACATAACCGTATTGAATATGCAAACGGTAGCAAAACGAAGTGTAATACCTTATACAGTTTTGGTGAAGCAATAGAAGCTTTAAAGTTTGGCCTTTGTATCCGCAGAAAAGGATGGAATGGTAAAGGTATGTTTGTCGTCAAGCAGGTTCCTTCACACATTGGAAACGATGTAATACCGAAAATGCAATCACTCCCACAATCCGCCAAAGAAATCATCCTGAAAGGAAAAGGATTTATTGATTACACGTGCCAGTGCCTTATTTACAATGAAAATACCGGTCGTGCTGACTCATGGAATCCTTCCATAGCGGATGTATTCGCAGAAGACTGGGAGATTTTGCAATGATACAAATCTAAAGAATCAGGGGAAATCAGTTAAACATTTCCCCTGATTTATAAGCACAAACACGGAAACACAAACTATGGCAAGCGAAATAGCACAACGATTCTACGACCTGCTGCGGAAGCACTTTGAAACGGGTGTGCCGTGGCAGAACATGGCCTTTACCGACGAGCAGAAAAAACGGGTGGAAGTCTGCCTGGATGCGTACAAGCGCTTTGAGGAGGACCCGTTCATGAATCTGCGTCAGTACATCATAAACCGCTGGAAACGAACGTACAGTCAGTTGGGAGGCGACCTGAAGGTGATAGACTTCATTTCGTCGTTCTATGCCAAGGGACAACGAAACATTTCCTCGATGAAGGTGCGCCACGCCGCCGACCTGATGATGCGAAACGGAGCCGATACGGGCGACATGAAAGCGGTGTACAACGGTGCCAGCCTGCTCACCAAGATCGACCGTCTGGATCAGCCGGAAACGCCGGAGGAACTGGGCGACGAATTGATACGTATGCCGGTGGTCATTACCTCGGATGTGAAAAAGAAATTCCCGAACAAAACCGGGCACGACAGCGAGGAAATGCGCCGCCTGAGAAAGAAGTACGGCGTGAAGCTCGACCAGTGGCAGGAAATGGTGGAAGACGAAGAAGGAGTATATGTAAGCGAGGGACAAAACGCTCCGGACGAGGAGTACGATGAAGTAAACCGGGACGATTTCACACAACCGGAAGAGGAGGAATAAACCATGGCACGACGAAACGACTATGAATCCGCCCGCGAGGAATCACTCCGACGGGCACAGCGTCACGCCTCGGCATTGTCGGGCGTACAGGAAGCGGAGGAGCAGGAAACTGCGGCCAACTACATCTACATGAATCCGGCCCAGCGTGCGGTGTACAACTACCGATGCCGGAATACCACCGTAGAAGCAGGTCGTGGTACAGGTAAAACCGACGGACTGATTACGCCCGAAATGGCCGGTTGCATCCAGTCCATGCCGCGCGGAACCGGACTTTTCTTAGGTAACAGTATCAAGCAGCTTTTCACAAAGACCGTACCTAAAACGCTTTACTCGCTGGAGCGAATGACCGGACTGAAGGAGGGAGTCCATTTCTTTCGTGGACACGCTCCTGCAAAATGCAATTTCAAGGAACCCATCGTAAAGCCGAAGGTGTGGGAAAACTGCATCCACTTCTGGAACGGATTCGTGTACTACATGATTTCTACCGGAGTGAAGGCTGCTGCCAACGGTATGGACTCGTGCTCCATTATCGGCGACGAGTGCCGTTTTATGCCTGAAGGACTGATTAAGGCCGAAATTCTTCCTACGCTTCGCGGTATCAACACCAATCATCCCGGATTCGATGAAAACCTGAATCCGTATTACAAGAGTATATTCTTTGTAAGCGATGCACCGCTTACAAAGCGTCAGGCATGGCTCCGGAAGCGCCGTGACGAGCAGACACCGGAAATAAACCGGAAGATTGCGGAGATGATACGTGAGGCACAGATCTGCCCGGAAATCGTGCAGTCCCCCAAATACCAGCGTGAGCTGAACAAGCTGCGCTGCCAGGCCAGCATCTACTTCTCCTTTTCCAGCATAGAAAACATCGACATTCTGGGCGAACAGTTCATCCGCACCATGCAGAAAGAACTTACCCCCACCATGTTCGACATCTCCATCCGCAACGTCGAGAAGGAAGAAATCAACGACGGCTATTATGCAAACTTCGACCCCGACGTGCACTGTTACCTCAGTAACGACGAAGAGCAGCTGGAAGCCGCACAGAAATACAAGAAACGCACCATTACGCAGATATACAACGGCGGGCGTACCCTGCGTGTAGAGTCGGAAAGCATCGACCTGAACGAGCTTTCCAAGGCACAGGACTGCTGTCTGGATACTGACATAAAGCCCGGAGAACCGCTGCGCATCGCCTTCGACTACAACGCCCACATCAACTGTCTGGTGATAGGGCAGACCGACAGCCGGAGCAACACCGGCGTGCTGCGCATACTCAACAGCATGACCAACGTAAAGAACACTCGTATCGAGGGACTTTGCAAGATGTTCTGCAAGTATTATGAGCCGCACCGCCTGACCTGCCGCGACGTGATTTTCTACTACGACGACACCGCCAAGCAGGGAGCCGCCTACGCCAGCGAGCGCCACGAAGAAACCCGTTTCTACAACATCGTAAAGAAAGTGCTTCGCAGTCACGGATGGAACGTCATCGAAGTACCCATGGGACGGCCCATGAGCCACAACAAGAAGTACGAGTTCCTGAACGGTTGTTTTGCCGGCACTCAGCGCCCGTTCCTTCGCATCAATAAGGAGAACAACGAGTATCTGATTGCCTCCATGGAGAATGCACGTGTGAAGGAAGGGCGCAACGGTTTTGAGAAAGACAAGAGCCAGGAAAAGAACCGCGTATCGAAGGAAGTGGACGACATCGAGGCAGAATTGAGTACACGTACAGACCTGAGCGACGCATTCGACACGCTGGTAATCGGTGTGCGCTATTACGGATCGGGCCGCATGATAGGCGTGGGTATGCCGATGTCGGCTTAATTAAGAATGAAGAATTAAGAATGAAGAATTAAGAATGAGCAAGAAGAAACTGAAATATCAGGACCCGGCCCTGCAGCCGCCCAAAGCGCTGATGCAACTGGTGGATGCCTTTACCGACACCTACAAGCCGGTGGAGCGTGAGGAGTATGCCGACGAAGTGTTTACCGTGCGCCGCATCCGTGAATACTTCCAGGCATGGCCCATTCCGAAGATGCCCGACCCGCTTCCGCCGTATCTGGTGGAACTGGAGCGCAGGGGATTCGCCATGCAGACGGCCTACGACGGACATCCCGCCCTGTTCTGCGTCCGCTGGCATGTGGACGAGGAAATCTGCACTGCCGAAGAAACGCACGACAAAGAAGCCGAAGTGCGCACCGGACTGGTGAGCATGAAAGCCCTCATAGCCCGCCGCATGATGGAGCGTCCGGCAGACGATGGCGACGATGAAGAAGACGAATTGGGCGAAGAAGAATAGCCCTGATAGAAACGATGACCCCCGCCCGCTTCAGGGAAGACGGACAGGGGTGAAGTGAGAGTTTTAAAACACAATGCAAATATAAGGAAAAATAATTTATAATTGTCATTGATTTTATATTTTCCACCGAATTTTAGCTATTTTTGCGTGTAATGCAACAATTTTAATATATTACAGCCATGAAAATGCGCAGACTTATCAAGGCACTTTTCAGCAGGAAGAAGAAAAATGCCGCAGCCATATACCTGTCACGGTTTGACACCATAGATAAAATGATACGTGAGAAACTGATTGGGATTGACGTGAAAGAGTGTTACGTGGCCCTCGACCTCTCCGTGCATCTGCTCTACAAGGACGACGACCGGAAGTATGCCGCATTCTTCGACACCCTCCGCGCTTTCATCAACTATCATCGCGGATATATGGACCTCCCCGTGCTTCAGCCGGAAGAGCGCATCAACTTCTGCGTGAACTTCCGCCGTGAGATACGCTTCGACCTGGAGAATGAAGAGTTTTACGACGAGCCCCGGGTGGAATACATACCGTGGCTGGTAGGATTCTGCCAGTCGGGCACCGTGGTTTACGATGTTTTCGAACAAGGTAAGAAGTGAGTTTTCAGGAATGTATGCTTTTAAGCATTGACAAATGTGCCCGGCTGCGAAGTCGGGCACATCTGTTTAAATTTGATAAATTTGCAAATGCAGCCGCTCTGCCTTTATACGCACGAAGGAAGAACACGAATAAATCAACTATTTAAAACAAAAAAGGAGGATAAAAATGAAACCTCAAACTAAAACGTACAAGCATGTGATAGACTTGTACTTTGAAAGCGTGCCACACAGCATCCGCACATTCAGCGTTCATGGCAATACATTAATTTACATTGAATACGAAGATTATCTGAGCGAACACCATGTAACGGAAACCCTTCTACGATTATTGGGCACCAGCGTTCTTCTCAGTATCAAGCGAAACTGTTCCGAGCGGCTATTCCAGGAAATACAGCAGCGTTACGGCCCATCCATGAGCCAGCTTGAGCTCTGCACTGTGATGTCTGAATACGAAGCCTGACGTTTCCCGTCCCCTCCGCATGGTTTTGCGAAGGGGATTTTTTGTATTTATTTGTCAAAAATGAAAAATAAAGTTATTTTCGCTGTGAACTTTAAACTTAACAGTTATGGAAGAGAAGAGAATAAAAGTAAACTATCGTATTCGTACAAGCAATGAAGATGCACTGGAGTGCCTTATAAACGAATACAATGAAGGGGAAGAAGACCTGATAGCATTGTTCGCAGAAGATGAAGACGGGAAAATAGCGGCTACCTACTGGTATGGAGACCAGGAAGTAAACGCCTATTTCTACGACAATGAACTATGGGACGGAATGATACACTTTTCACATGAATTGTTTGAACAGAAAAAAATGTATATTCCGCATCCGGAGATTACAAATATACAGCGGAATGGAAGTATGCTATGCGTGGAAATGGTTTTATATTTGCCGTGGAGCTCATCTGAAGTGCCATCAATTCCAGATGAAGAGCAGATATACATTCCATCAGAAGGAGAACCGGAGTTGTCTATATATGAAAGCAGGATAGTAGGAGTAAAGTATCACACGAATGAAAAACAATATGAAGAGCTTGACGAAAAAGTAATGCGTCTGGAAACCGCTATTCTTCAAAAAGAACCCGAAAACCAATATGACCCTAACGCAATTGCGGCATATACACAGGATGGGTTGAAAATAGGATATATCCCAAAAGATGAAATAGAATCTGTGAAATCTATTATGGGGAAAAATCCGAAATTGGATGTAGAAATGTCTTACATGGATTTCAATGCAGGAAGCATAAATATACGAATCAAGACATGGGTTACAAAATCACTATTGTCAGAAAAGCTTTTCAAACTTTATTCTCCGATAGAAGTATATCGGGCCAACTACGTTTACCGTAAATGGGGAGGTATAACAGAAAAAACAGAAAGTGAGTTGTTCGACAAATCAAAGCAATTGATAGACTTCAAAAAATTCAATAGCCTTACCATAGGACAGCAGGACCGACTTGCTGAAAAGTGGCTTGATAGAATGACCAGAGCAACAGTAGAAAACCCTACTAATCCAGGATTGAGGATGACCGTGCCACTTGACCTTTCTGTTTATGGAACAAGCTGGAAGAAAATAAATTTAAGAGATGAAGCTAAGCTTGCATTAATAGAAGCTGAAAATAAAATGATTGCCATATATGTAAGGACACGAAGAATGGGATACAAATTTTCTCCCGAGGAATTTGTGGAAGAAATGAACCTTAACGAACTGGGAGAAACCATCATGAAGCGGATGCACTATATTCACGACAACAATAGATTATGAAAAAGTACGATTTTAATGCGATAATCAAATTAAAATTGTTACATTTGCCAAGAAATTAAAAGGGAGGAATTATTATTTCTCCCTTTCCGCTTGCTTTTGTGATATTTGTTGTATATTTGCAATGTTCAACATAAATACAAAAGCAGACGGATGTCTGCAAATAGCAGGCATTTTTTATGTTTGCTTGTACAGCTATACATTAAAATATAGCGGCTGTTTAATCCCGTGGGAACTGTTAATGCACTCCCTACTGCTTTTGTAAGTATGTTGAACGACGGGCCATGAACAGCCGTTTTTCTGTTCTATAACGCCAAAAATGTTCAATATGGCAACAAATCAAACTTTTCAGTACAATGGAACGCCTATCACATTTCAGATAGGAGGAACTCTTATGGTAAACGCCACTCAAATGGCAAAACCTTTTGGTAAACAACCAATATTTTGGTTAAACAATCAATCAACAAAAGAGTTTTTATCCCAATTATCCGAACTTAGAAATTTAAGTTCGGCTGATTTAGTGAGAGTTACAAAAGGAGGAAACGACAAAAAGCTACAAGGCACCTGGATGCACGAAGATGTAGCCCTTGAATTTGCACGCTGGCTTAGTCCTGCATTTGCCATCTGGTGCAACGACCGTATTAAAGAACTGCTGATGAACGGAACAGTCAGCACGGGAACCACGCAAACCGACTACACATGCAATGAAAACACTCATGGAAGTGTAGACAATCTTTCCGGACTCCTCACAGAAATAGAAGAAGAGCTTTCCGAATCCATTTCCATGCTTCAGCACAAGAAAGACCGTATTTCTTACCTTAAATACCGGCTTGAGCGTGAAGAAACCTTTTCGAAAGGAACTACACAAAGCCAGTTTGAGCAGCGCATATCAAGGCTTGAACAGATGATACAGAATTATCTTTCAGGCGACAACGGTTCCGTCACGCCTGTAAACAAGAATCCCGAAACTACCACACATCCGTTCTACGCAAAAAAAGACATCCCATGCTACACCGTCAGTGAAATACGCACACGCTTCCGCGATGCCATGCTTGTGCGTCAGATGGCCCGCACCATGAGCCGTGAAAACGGGATAGTGGTACGCACGGCACGCCTTTTCGACTTCCTTCGCCGTGAAGGATGGCTGCTTTCCACACCCGAATGTTACAACGCTCCTTCCGAAGAAAGCACAAAGCGCGGACTGATACTGGCCGCACACTCCAGCGCCACGGGCTCCGGAGTGAAATACTACACACCTTACATCACACGCGAGGGATACGAGTTTTTTTCACGCATCATCATGCAGAAAGGAGGCTACCTATGAAAAAGCGCGAAGCAAGAAAGGCCATAAACGGCTATTTCGGGGGAATAAGACACAGCATTATGTTTACCGTCACACGCCATGGCGTGCTGGCCTATGTGGAATACGAGGACTTCATGCCCGAACACACCGTGCGCCGTGAGCTGGAAAGCCTGCTCGGCAGCGGTTATCTGGTCAGTGTGAAACGCGAGTGCTCGCGCTCACTTTTCAAGGAGATTGTGGACTTTCTTTCGTCCGACACGAGCGGCCAGAAAACCCTTCTTATGATGATGGGAAACTACGTTTCTGCGCACCCCCTCCACAATAGTCTGTAGGGCCTGTCAAAACAAATGCAGCAAACCACTTGAGAGGTTTGCTGCATATCGCTCGAGAGGTTTGCCGCAAACCACTTTAGAGGTTGCTGGCGCACGATTCAAAAGCCAGTTTCAGAAGTGTTTTTTGTCCTTCAAAAACGGTCGGTCTGGGAGGTAATTTAGAGTCGTCGAAAGACAAGTAGTACAAACCTTAAAAACACGATTAAACTATGGCAATCGTTTACGAAAAACAGAAAATCACCCTCGGCTTCAAGAAAGACAAGCCGGAGGTTTACCGCATCAAGCCGGTACGTCAGCAACCCGTCACTTTCGACGACCTTCTTAATGAAGTGAGTAACTCATGCGGTGTGAACCGTTCGCAGACAAAAGCGGTGCTCGAAGCGCTTATCGACCGTATGATTGTGTTCATGAACTACGGCATGCCCGTAAAGCTGGGCGACTTCGGTTCTTTCAAGCCTACCTTCAACTCAAAGACGGGAGCCACTGCCGACGATGTGACTGCCGAAAACGTCACCCGAAAGAAAATCCTTTTCTATCCCGGCAAGCGTTTCAAGCAGATGCTTGAAGGAATGTCTGTCACTACGATGGAAGATTACGATGAAGAGGAGACAGCCGGACAGGAACCTGAACCGGGTGGAGGAACCGAGCAAGGAGGAACAGACCCTGACGAGGGAGGTGGCGGATTCACATAAAATCTTTCAGTCTTCTTTTTTTTGTTGAGAGAGGGGTGCCCGTGAGGGTGCCTCTTTTTTTTATGTGAAAATGCTTTTGAAAATAAACCTTATGTAGAATCAGTTTTTATAAAAATAAATTGTATATTTGTATAGCCCATAAAGAACTATAAGTCACATCTTCATGCCGTGTAATCCGTAAAATCGGATTCAGAGTGGTTCTCTGTGGGCGCACGGCATGAAGATGTGATTTTTTAAGATATGAATGAGAAGCAAAAAATCATAGTGGGGGGGGAATACTTTCAGTATTAAAAGACTGACATACTATACTGACTATTGCAGTAACAGCAGTATGTACTTCCTTAATATATACCCTATCACCAAACCTAAAGGAACTCCTAAAATTATTCCTACAATGGTGCAAATCAATCTTCTTTTCTTCATAGATTTTTTATTTTTAGCAAAGATACTAAAAGGAAACGTATGTAGAAAGCACAATACATAAAGTATATAAAGGCAATCGGACGGAATCCGGTTGCCTTTTTTTGTATTCCCTTCAAAACTGAATAACAATCTGATAACTTGGATTTGAAACAAAAGATTTTTGCCCGATTCGCGATGAAAACCCCGCGCCTCGCTACGTGGGACGTGTCCCCCTTGGACCCCGTCCGGCGGTGATATATGCCCGAGCGGTGGTCACGTCCGGCGGCGCGGCGCGGGCGGTGCCTGTGTGTTTCCGTTCCGTCCGGTTTTCCTGCTCTCTGCGTTTCTCCTTCTGTGATTGCGTCTGATTCATTACTCTAGCCTCAGTTACTCAATCGTGATCGGAATTGATACAGGTTCCCAGTAGTGGGAAGTATATATATAATAAGGTGGAATAAGATTAGATATCTGATTGAAATATTTATTGTGTTTTATTTGCATACATAAAATAGATGTAGTATATTTGCATACAGAAAAACGAATTAATAAACCTTTAAAATAAAAGATCATGAAAGAAGAAAAAAAGTATCAGATTACAGGAACTACCAACAGTTGGATAGCTCAGCGCGATTTAAAGTTCAACGGTAAAACAAGAATTACCCTTGAAAAAGACTTGACATTAAAGGAAGCATATAATAAGCTGCTTGATATGTTTAACAATGATTACGAGGATGAAGGCTGGTACGCTGAGAATTGGGGTATAGCTGTTAACATATCCAATCGCAAAGCGTCGCCAACCTTCAGCGATGGCACACGCATGTACGAATACGATTCCAGATATTATAAGATTGAGGAACAGGAAGAAGAAGCCAATGAATAATCAGGACATAGGAGCAATGATAAAGGATATACGCACCCGCCGCGGCTTATCAATCCGCGCGCTGGGTGAGTTGTCCGGCGTTCAGTTTGCCAATATCGGCAAACTGGAACGCGGAGAGTATAACCCATCAGTGAACATACTTAATAAGATTTTATTAGCTTTAAATTGTGAGCTGATAATTAGAGAGAACAAATAAAAATAATAAGATTATGACAACAGAAAACCGCTACCAGTACAGCGAAGACCGCTTGATAAAATTTGATACTTATTCCGATTCGTGGCCCGCAAGGCCTGAGGATTGCGCCTACCTTGTTGAAGACAATTCTAAATTAGATTTAGATTCCGATTCGTCCGAGGATGGCTCTATATCTTATTATCAGGGTGAAAAGGGAGCCCTTGTTATAGAACATGATTCAGACGGTACGGAAAATGCATATAAATCAGGTTTTTATTTAACTTCTTCTTTTCAGGAATACAAGGAAATGTATTTAGATTAATATAGCTTCTATATCCTGTTATCCATCCGATAACAGGATATTTTTTTCTATTACTATACCCCGCAAAAATAAATATCAAATTTTAAAGTTTTTTCTTTGACTTTTCTTTGTGGAATAAAATAAAAGCAGTATATTTGTAGTGCCAAATCAATATAACCAGACACGTTGTATATAAACGTGTCAAACAATATAAGAACGAGTTAATAAAGATATTAACACTTCGTTTAAAGTTTCATTCATAACTTTTTGGTTATGTTGGTTTGGCGACCGAAACTTTAACGGAGTGTTTTTTTATTGTTTAATTTCATAAAATGCCAAACCATTATGAAAGCAAATGTTTTTACAACTGAAAGCGGTTTAACCGTAACTTTAAACAACTGGTACCAAATCGAATGCGCTGACGGTCTTGTAGACGCTGAACTGATAGAGATCAGCAAAGACGGTTTAAGATTCCGCGATAATGCGCTACAAACTTACTGCATACCTTTTAACCTTGATTTCCTTATTACATCAGAAGTTTACAGCGCCAACCCGGTGTTTATCCAATCACTTGAAGAGCTTGCAACATACATAAGCGATAACACAGAATCAGGTGATGAAATAATAGTTAATGACTCTTTGCATTTTGGGTGCGGACTGTACGCATATAGTAGCGATGATTTTGTTTTTACAGGCGTAGAAACAGAAGAAGGCAAAAACCCGGTTTTCCTTCATATCAAGAACACTTATAATAACATTCTGGCAGCTCTTAAAAACCTGGTTTGCCGCGATGGATATTTAGACGTTAATACGATTAATATTACTTTGTGTCTCTAACCTTCTAATACGTTACGATTATGAAAAAATATATCTTCACATTGTTTGCTTTATCAGCTCTTTATATTGCAATATATATTATAAATATCCTGTTTGTGATAATCAATTATTCGGCCCTTTTAATTGGCCGTTCTCCCTCTCTCTCTTTCGGTTCGCAAATTTCATTTGCAGGCTGGGGGCTTCCTCTGGTAGTTGTAATTGCTCTGGCTGCGTTCCTGATGAACGCTGCATACACAGCAGCCGAAAAGAAATAACCAATCAATAAAACAGAAACAATAAGTAAAACCTTTTAAATGATTATGAATATGAAGACAATTAAAGCAAACCGCGATTTATTAAGCCAGTTAGTTAACGGTCGTTTGAATATTATCAACTGGGATGTACAGGAAAACGCAAAACGTATCTTAAAAGAAAACCGGGTAAAAGCATTCAGAAAGTATGTAAGCAAAAGAGCTGGGAAAAACGCTACATTACAACAGATCGTAGACTGCATTAAAGATTATGACTGGTTCGGTGCATACGCCAAATTCAAAGGGGATGATCTGGAATTTTTCGGTATGACTCCTGGTGAAACTCTTTCCGGAATGTTCCAATATCTGAATGATAATTACGAAAAGAAGGGCGATATAAATCAGCTTGACGGTAAAAAGTTTACCATAACAGGCGTAAAAGGTGAATTTACATTCTACTACTGTTATGTACACTACCTTTTCGCAGAGGGAAGAATAAGCGTAAATGACGCTTTAAACTACATGAGAGCCTGAAACATATTATTATAAACCTAAACGATTATCATTATGAAATATTTCCAGAATATAACCAGCCTTTCAGAATTGAAAAAACAATACCGTGAACTGGTAAAGAACAATCACCCGGATAAGGGTGGCGATATAGCCGTAATGCAGGCAATAAACAACGAGTTTGAGCAGTTGTACAACATTTGGAAAGACCGAAAGGAAACAGCCGATACAACAGGCTACTCCAACGACTACGAAGGTGCAACCGCCAAGCAGTACACGCAACACGTTTACGAAGAGTACGGCTGGACTGGCTCACGCCGTGACCGTTCGTACACACGTAAGGAATTGAAAGTAATTTTCGCTAAGTGGTTAAAAGAAACTTATAAGGGCTGTACATTCTCTATCAGCCTGAGCGGATACAACAGTATTTGCGTGCGGCTTCTCAAAGCTGATTTTAACCCGTTCAAGGGTGAGATGAAATTAAAATATAGCTTTTCGCGCTACAGTATAACCGATGATCCGGAACTGAATGACCGGGCAAAAGAGATGTTCAATAATATAGAATCTTATCTCATGTCATACAATTATGACCGCTCAGATTTAATGACCGATTATTACGATGTTGGTTTTTATCTTGACATGGTGATAGGCAGCGGTAAAACTCCGTTCAAAGTGGAGATACCGAAAAGCCGCCGCGCGTCTGGGGCTTGTTCCGCTGAATTCAAGTATAAGGAAGGGCCGGCACACCAGGCAATTAAAAAAGCGTTAGGCAAACAATACTTTGCCGATGTTGTAAATTATGGGTTAGTATTAGGTTCTGATTATATCTATAATGATAGCGTATTTTTTAGCGCGAATAATTATTCAGCGCCAAAAACTATGCGTAAAAAAATGGATAAACTTTTATCCGTTGGAATAGTTACAAAAGCTAAATACGGTTGTATTGTGTTCGTAGGTTATACTCCAGAAGTAGAAAAAGCATTAGCCGATGAAGACCGCGCAAAAGAAAAAGCTTTCAAGGCTTGGCAGGAAGAGCAGCGCACCGGAAAGAAGCAGGAAACAAAACGCGAAAGCACAAAGGAACAGCCGGCGCAGGAATGCAACCAGGAAGCCGAGAAAATCGGAGCTTTCAAAATTGTAGATTATTCGGAAAAAGCGTTTGCAGTGGTGGGTGATACCCGCGCAATCAAAGATACATTAAAGCAGAACGGAGGCCGTTTTAATTCGTCGTTGACGGTTGGCGGTTCGAAGGTTGCCGGATGGATATTTAGTAAAAAAAGTATAGACGCGGTGCGTAATGCCTTGCGTGCCCTCTGCACTCAGGAACAGCCAGCCGAACAGCCTGTACAGACCGAACACACCGAGGATCAACCAGCAGCAGAACACAACCAACAGCAGCCGGAACAGCCGGAACAGGCCGAGCCGGAAAATAATAGTGCAGCCTATGACGTTACGCAAAAATCACTGATTTTTCCGAGACTCACGTTAATCTTTACAAATATATATAGTTTATATGAGATTAACGGAGTACCTTTTATTTCTCATTGTAAGATTAGGAACGATAAAGCCTTAAAGGAGGGAGAAATATTTAATGTATATACAGACGACGAACATAAATACGGCGTTGAATTTGACGGTGAAAGTATTGAAACAAGCATTTTAAAGGCTATTTCATTTATTCTTAAAACAGAGTGCAACGAATACGGAAAGGCTTTACCGAAACAATTTGAAGGGCTAAAAGGCGTAAACATAGTTAACGATTTGCTTTTATTGCTTGATGTCCTGCAGGAGCTTTTAACCGAGCAGCCGAAAGCAGAAGAAAAACAGCCGACACCGGAAGACGTTGCAAAGGTATTAGAACTTCTTCCCGCTTTGCTCGATGATGTATGCCAGATACTGAGAGTAAACAAACAGAGAAAAGAACCTGCAGCAGGAGACAGAAAAGAAATAGATAACACCACATACAACAGTGTTTGCACATCTGTAATCGGCACGGGAGAATATAAAGCCGCAAGGCAAGCGATAAAGCAAGCCGTAAGGCAATACAGATTCACCGTACCTCAGCTTAAGTATTTATTATTCATAATTCATAATCACCCCGGCATCAGTCGGGAAAGTGTAAGGGATGCGGCGTGAGCCGCGCCCCTTATATAAATTACCTGGCTATGGAATTTTTCAAAAATCACAGATTCTTAATCAAAAATATAAATGTCATGTTTAAAAACGTTCAAGCAATATCAGATAAATCGTACCAGATTTTTTCATACCTTGCCGAAAAATCAAGAAACGGAAACGGATATTTCAAGCAGGATGCCGGACGCGGATATATGCCGGCAGTGATTGAAAACATTTTAAACGGTGAAGGGTGGGAACATATCAGCCTTACGCATTACGGAGTATGCAACGGAGATCTTATGGCCGACCCTGAAATGATTTTCTTTCACGACCTGAAAGAGCATAAAGCTTATGCTGCATACTATCGGAATGACTATGCATCAATTGAAATGAACGCTATCAAGTTTTCAGACGATGGGAAACCTAACAAAGTCCATACAGACAGACAAAAAGACTTGACAAGTTTTGCGGAACTATGGATGATGAATATTAATGAGCAACAGAATTTAAACTTTTAGCATAATAAAAACATGGAAGGATCAACTATTTTCTCAATTATCTTTATCCTGCTTTGTGCAGGCTATCTGGTGGTAAGATACCGCCGTTACAACATTCATCGCGCACTGAATCTGCCGAAAAATCCTCCTCGTTATCCGGACAGCGCCATTAAATCGGCCAAGGAAATAGGTAAATTCCTGTTTACCCGTGCGGAGATTTGCGGAGTTCACTTCATGACGGCCGACAAGGATACGGGCGTTTCCTACGAAGCTATCCGCGACATTTCTCGGGGGAAAGACACGCACATAGTGAACTTCCTGCGCATGGCTCACTTTCTGGGCTGTGAGGTGGTGATACGTCAAATCGGTACAACCGACACCGAAGACCCGGCAACGACTCCGCAAGTGTATGAAGAAATGATTGCCAACATTGAAGAGGAAAACAGAAGATAAAAACATATGATAAAGGAGGACTTGAAAAATGAACTTGATTTATAGCTTTTACATACCGCAAACAGAACATCTTGTAAACTTGTGCAAGGTTTCAAACAGCCTCTACAATCAGGCTTTATACCTGTTCCGTCAGACTTTCAAGAATGAGAACAAATGGCTGTGGTATGCCGATATGGATAAGCTTATGAAGAATACGCCTAACCTTGAGGGAAAGATAAATTACAGGCTCCTGAAAGCTCAGGTATCGCAACAAATACTAAAGGTGTTAGACAAGAACATAAAAGCATACTGCAAGGCTATAAAGGACTTCAAGGCACATCCTGCAAAATACAAGGCAATGCCGCAGCTTCCTTCTTTCAGAAAGCGCGGCAGCCTGTTTAACCTGTATTATTCTAATCAGTCGGCAAGAATTAAGGACGGAATGATCCGTCTTGCCAAAAACCTTATTATCCCTATTCCTCAATGGGATAAGTACAAGGAACGTATTCAGAACTTTCAGCAGGTAAGGATACTTCCTTCCGGCAAGAAGCTGAAAGTTGAAATAGTTTACCGTCAAGAGGTTAAAGATGCAGATTTAGACAAGTCCAAATACGCTTCAATAGATTTGGGCATCGACAATCTGGCTACGATGGTAACGGAGAAAGGCAGCTTTCTTTACAGCGGCAAGTTCCTGAAGTCTTACAACGGGAACTTTAACCGTCAGCTTGCAAAGCTGCAAAGCATAAAGGACAAGCAGGGAATAAAGAAAGCTACAAAGCGAATGCAAAATCTTTATGAAAAGCGTGACAGATACTTTGAGGACGCATTTCATAAATACAGCCGCATGATAGTCAATCATCTTATAGAAAACAGAATAGGAAACTTAGTTGTAGGCTACAACACCGGCTGGAAGCAGTCGGTAAACATCGGAAAGCGCAACAATCAGAAGTTTGTGCAGATTCCGTTTGCGAGACTGGCTTCCTATCTGAAATATAAATGTAGAATGGCTGGAATACGGTTCGTGGAAAATGAAGAATCCTATACATCAAAGTGTGATGCGCTTGCAAAGGAAGAAATCGGGAAACATGAGTCGTATATCGGAAAGAGAGTAAAACGTGGACTGTTCCGTTCTTCTACAGGCAGATACATCAATGCCGATGTAAATGGAGCAGTAAACATTTTAAGAAAAGTAGTCGGTGATTCTGATTGTATCAGTCAGATAACCGGTAGCGGGCGGTTGTTGCGTCCGATAAGGTACAGCAGTCCTTTCAGGGTTGCGTGACTTATGCAAAAAACAGAATAGATTTTAATAATTTGAATAGTTTTTACAACATGAGGAACTTGAAGAACTCAAAGATGAAGAACAAGAAGCCTTTGATAACCTACCTGAGTCTTTCCAGGAATCCGAAAAAGGAGAGCGGATGCAGGAGTACATAGAATACATGGAAGAAGCTCTCTCAAGCATTGAAGAATCAATTGAAAGTTTAAATGAAATAGAGTAAAATTATGGACGGAACAACAATTTTCTCAGTTATCTGCGTCCTGCTTTTTGCAGGCTATCTGGTGGTAAGATACCGCCGCTACAACATTCATCGTGCACTGAATCTGCCGACAAATCCTCCGCGTTATCCGGACAGTGCCATTAATTCGGCCAAGGAAATAGGTAAATTCCTGTTCACCCGTGCGGAGATTTGCGGAGTTCACTTCATGACGGCCGACAAAGATACGGGCGTTTCCTACGAAGCTATCCGCGACATCTCTCGTGGAAAAGACACGCACATAGTGAACTTCCTGCGCATGGCTCACTTCCTGGGCTGTGAGGTGGTGATACGTCAAATCGGTACGACCGACACCGAGGACCCGGCAACAACTACGCAAGTTTACGAGGAAATGATTGCTAACATTGAAGAGGAAAACAGAAGATAAAACATACACTTCAATTAATTGATATTCAGCACCGGCTCAGGCGTGAACCGGTGGTTTTTTGAATTTTAAGTGCAATTTTAATGCGATTCTTGCTTAAAATTGTTACATTTGCCATGCAAAAGAAAAACAATGAATTAACCATAAAAACAGGGCAAATGATCTATACTAACCAACGACGCAGGGAGCTTAACAAAGCTCTGTTTTCTAAACTGCAAAATCCCCTTATTACTACGCTCGCCGAGGAAGGCGACTCACACATTTTTCTTGAACATCTGCCAAAGGATGCCGAGGAAATTCCCACAGACGACTGCCTGATGCGTAATGTGCCGCGAGGTGTGCTGCCGTGGAACCAGGTGATGCCGGTATTCATTCCTGCTATGTACAACGGGAAGAAAGCATATCTGGTGAACTACGTGAACAATTCACAGAAGAGCATACAGACGGCGCTCGAAAAACTGAATACCTGCGGAATGTATTACATTCCCGGCATGACGCTGGAGAAAGGAGTGGATTATGAATGAATTTAAGAAGATGGCCATGCAGGGATGCCTTATCCTGATTGGCATGGTACTGGTAGCAGGATTCTGCCTGTATGGAATCATTAGTCTTATAAAACAATTTATCTGAAAACGGCATGGAAGAAAAAAGATATTACTACAAGGTGTCGCTATCGAACACGCATCGCGGACGCTGCATTCAGGAACTGATTGATAAAGGAAATAGAGCGGTGGAAGCGGCCAACGAACTTGCCGCCTGTCTGGGTGCTGAATCGCGGACGGACCGTCCGGGACGACTGTTCCCGGGAGTAGGAATCGGAAGCCTGAAGTTCCATAGAGTTCCCAACCTTTTTGCCTACCAGTTTATCGGTAAGGGAGAATATATACCGAATATGCAGAACGAGAAAGGGCAGGAGATAGCACGTAAAATCATGGACCTGCCTGACGTGACCTCCGACGATTTCCGGGTGGCGTTTGGCATTCCCATAAACCGACAGCACACTCCGCAGTGGTTTATCTACAACGGAAAGGCGTACCTGTGCAGCCGCTATCCGCTGGGCGAGGAATACGAAACCATCCTCCAGCAGGAGTTTGATTCAAAACGGAAGAAAGTATGAGCTACCAGGTGAATCTTTTCCGCAAGCCTCCGGTAATTGGTGAAGTAGTTTCGCGTGCGGAATACCGCGAGATACTTCTGGCACGCATGGCTGCCGGCGACCTATATGCGTCGGAAACGCTGGCCATGGTGCGAAAGGCCGACATGGCGCTGGATGTGCTTCGTGAAAAACCTATATACAAAAGAAATAATGAATCCGTTTGATATTTTTCTGGTTGCTATATTAAGTGTAGCTTTTGGATGGAGTATTCTTTTTGCAATAGGAATAACTGTTTCTGCATTTAAAGAACTACTGAAAATGATAAAACAAATGATGGAGGATTGACATGGGATGTTTTATTTGCGCAAAATGCGGGTGCGTGGACAACACCGCCACTTCGGAATACTGGAACATTGTGACAAGACTTGCGCCAGATGCAGAATGGGATGAAAGTCTTCTTCCGTACAAATGGAAACCGCTTTGTTCGGAATGCTGTAAAATAGAGTTTGACGAAACCGGGAATCACGCAAGATATGTTCCAGGAAAATGGCACGGAAGATTTCCGAAAGAAAAAGCTACGGAAGACCAGAAACGCCGTGTGGGTAAAGACGGACTGATTCAACATAAATGAAAGATTATGGGAGAGAAGAAATTCAAGCATGTAATGATAGATACGGAAACACTGGGAAGGACACCTGGAAGCGTGGTCCGTTCGGTGGCTGCCGTGGAGTTTGACCCGCGAACGGGTGAAACCGGGCGACAGAAGGTGTGGAAAATTGACCTTGCAGACTCCATCCGCTATGGGTTCAAGGTAGAAGCATCCACACTTAAATGGTGGATGATGCAGTCGGACGAAGCACGGCGCGATTTTGTGGAAAGTGAGGAAACACCGCTGGTGGATTTCCTACAAGACTTTGATGATTTTCTAAGTTGCATAAATGATGAAAATGATTTTACTCTGTGGTGTCTTCAGCTGGATTTCGACGTGGCTATGCTTCGTTCCATGTATTCATGGTATAACCTGAACGTGCACGGATGCGACGAAGAAGTGCTTCCGTGGAACTTCCGGAAAGTGCGCGATGTACGTCCGTATATGGATGCTCTGGATAGTGCAGGTCTTCTTCCTCCGAAGGTGGCGGACAGACACACTCCGCTGGCCGACTGCCTGGCTCAAATAAGATATGTGCATCTGGTTGAAAAAAATAATCTTGTAGTGAGATAGGATTATGAACGTCACCACCGACACAATAAACCACATATACCAGTATGCCACCTACCGCACAAACGAGCGTTGCGGAGAAACCGTAACCGTTCCGGGCCTTACGGAAGGTGCGCATACCTTTTGCCGTAGCCGGCTGGAAGAAAAATATATGTTTGTGCTTTCGGCTGTGAAGGGACTTCCTCGCGTGATGCGTTACAGCAATCGTCCGGAAGGTGCTCCATGGATTCTGGCACGCGGTCACGGAAGCCGGTACGAAGGGGCCACGCTCGATTCAGCCGAGCGCCTGCTGGTGATGGCCGTCGCGCTCGGTATTGTGCGTGTGATGAAACCATCCTGCGACTCGTGCGATGTGCCGAATGTGGTGATTGACGACGAACGACTGCGGAAAATGGAAATGATGCAGCCCAAACATTCCAGACGTTTTTCATTGCTGAACTGGTAAACCTTACTCTATGCTAACACTCGCCAACCGGACCTACGTTCTATGCTTCGAACAGTCGTACACAGCGGCTGCACTCATGGAGTGGATTGAAGCAGGAAAAGAGCCCGAAATATCTATCCGGAATGCCAAAAAAGGAGTAGAACGAAGCGTCGTTCTTACCATAAAAGACAAAGACGGCATTTATCTATCACTTATTCAGCGTATTGCATCTGTTACATCAGCAAGAATCCATATAATATCGGATGTTTTATGAAATTTAGCAACAATTTTAATGCGATTTCGGTTTAAAATTGTTACATTTGCCATGTCATACAATGACATGTTGGGTGATAAAAGGTATTTGTAAATTCAGGGTTCCGCATCCGTGCGGAGCCCTTTGTAAAACCTGAATTCATGGCAAAGAAAAACATAAAATGCTATAACTCCGGTAAAATAGGCGGTCTTTCCTACCTGCAGGCATACAAGAACTTTGATAATGCAGATCAGGAGATTGCCGAGATGGGTTTCACTCCCGTGAATCCTATCATTCTCGGACTGAAACCATCGCGCCCGTACTGGATGCACATGGTGTGGGACATTCTGCTGCTTTCCCGTTGCGGTCACATCTACCTGCAGCAGAACTGGAAGTCAAGCCGTGGAGCAAGAATCGAGTTCAGGGTGGCGAAATTCCTGGGTATTCAGATATGGTTTCAGAGCAATCCTGGTGAAGAAAAAGTAATTAGTTCTAAATAGCCAAGTTGAATAAAATGGCTCCCGCGTGAAGTGCGTCGGCGCACGTTTTCCATAATGTTTAGTTTAAAAGTTTTGACAAATTCACATTTCAGGGGTTCGACTCCCCCGCGCGGGACTAAATCTTAAAAGAAATGACACTAGATGAAAAAATAGAATACTCCATTAACCTTCTTCGCAAAAGTGAAGAGATGGCACTGAGAATGGACCCTGAGAACGGCTTTTATCTGGCTTTTTCTGGTGGGAAAGACTCCCAGGCCCTCTATCATCTTGCCGTACAGGGGGGGGTGAAATTCAAGGCTCACATGAACCTTACAAGCGTGGACCCACCTGAAGTTATACGTTTCGTAAAAAAGAACTATCCCGATGTGGAACTGATAAAACCACGTATGAGCATCTACGAAATGGCAAAGAAGAAAGGATGTCTTCCGACCCGGCTTGTGAGATGGTGCTGCGAAGAGTTTAAGGAAATGTCAGGTGCAGGGAAAGTCACTCTGATTGGAATACGCAAATCGGAGAGCACGAACCGGAAGAAAAGAAATGAAATTGAAACGGGAGACCGTAAATTCTCCGGAACATTTGACCAGTGGAGCGAGCATCAGGAAAAAATGGTGACATGTGTAGGTGGGAAAGACAAAATTCTGGTTTCTCCTATCCTTTACTGGACTGAAAAGGATGTATGGGACTACTTGAAACGAATGCACATTCAATATTGCGAGCTGTACGACAAGGGATATAAAAGGATAGGATGTATCATGTGTCCCATGTCGAACTACAAACAGAATGTGCGAGAAATGAAAAATTTCCCGCATGTAGGGAAAAACTGGAGAAAAACAATTGAATGGCTGATCGAAAACAAATGGAAGGACAAACCGCTTTTGCAAGATCCTGATATGGCCCTGAAATGGTGGATAAGCAAGAAGTCATTCAAAGAATTTTATGCAGACGAAGTGATGCAACAGAAATTAGAGTTTAAAGATTAAAAGAAACGATATGATAAACAAATGTACATTCATCGGTAATCTGGGGAAAGACCCCGATTATAAAGTGCTGGAAAGCGGACACAAGGTAGCAAGTTTCTCCATCGCCTGCAGCCGGAAAGTGAAAAACAAGGAAAATGGAGAGACAAAGGAATATACGGAATGGATTCCCATTGTGGCCTGGGACAATCTGGCCGAAATTATCAGCCAGCTGGCCCGCAAAGGTTCGCAGGTATATGTGGAAGGGGAGTTCCGCACACGAAGCTACGAGGCAGAAGGAACCGGAGAAAAACGCTATGTGTCCGAAATATGGGCACGCGATTTCCGTCTGCTCGGACGGAAGGCAGAATCATCGTCTGCTCCGCTTCCTACTTCGCCCGACGATTTCGGCAGCCAGCCCGCACCGGCTTCTGCTCCTTCACCCGCTCAGCCGGCACAAGCGGCCCCACAGCAGCCTACGCAGGGAACGCTTAATATGACTGACGAAAAGGATGATCTTCCTTTTTAATACGAACAGATTAATCATTTAGCGATATGAACGAATTTACAAACCCGGCAGGGAATCTGGGAAACAATCCTTTCTTGCAGGCTCCCTCCACCATTTTACCCATGAAGGGGAAAAGCTCTGAAACAGGGCTTGCGGCTTCTATCAGCCGTCCGAAATCCATGATTCCCGTCAAACGAAACCGGTTTGACCGCTACACTGCACAGCAGCGCATGGCCAGTGCAGACATTCTGAACGCCCACCTGCTCATGGTGGAAATCATGATGACAAATATCACTCAGAAATACATCTACGAAGTGGTTTCCTGCCTGAAGGAACGCGGACTGATGCGTCACAACATGAAGCGCAGGGCCAACGAGCTGGTAAATCTGTCTAGTGACCTTATGAAGCGATGCAATGCGCACGATGCCATGCAGGTTCGTACCTTTACAGAAACCATCCACCCCGGGCTGTCCGGAAGTTTCATGAGGGGGGGCGGCACACTGACACAGAAGCTTCAGAACATCTTCTGGAAAACCTACGGAGAAAAAATCAACCTCATTTATTTTGCTACCAAAAATGCGCTCGACAAGTGCAACGTGCGCCAGAGCGACCTTGTATCGAACATGGAGATGGTGGCCATGATGTGTACCACCGGAATCGAGTTCTACGACTGCATGTGCCGGAAGGTGGACGGACTGCTCAACGGAGTAGGGAAGGTGAACCGGCAGAAAAGCCAGCACAACGAAAAGATGATGGCTGCGGTGAAAGATATGCTGCGTGAGATGGTGGGAAACATTGAAATACCCGATAAGGAGGGAACGGATGTGCGCACCTTGACCGCACAGTTCCAGATGGAGCTGGTGAAAGACGACCTGCTGAAACTGGTGGAGAGCGGAATCGTTTCGCTACAGGTAGAGTTTATAGAATACGTCATCGCCAGTCTGCGCATGAAGATGGCCGGAGAAGGGCTCTGCTTTCAGGACTACCGCACACTGATGGCACGCATGGGCACTAAGAACAACGTGCGTATGCTGCTGAATGAAATCGCTTCGATCCCTCTTCCTGAATCGGACGACTATGAGGTGTACGATGTCATGGAAATGCTGCCCGATGCAAAGGCAGAAGGCGAAAGCGTGATTGACAAGTTCCGTCACCTATGCCTGGAAGACCATATCCGCACAGTACCTGAAACAAACGAATCCATTACTCTCAGAAAGCTTCGTCAGGAAGTCTACCGCAATCACGGCACACTGAGTATGCTTACCCTACGCTATCTGTACAACGTGTTTGGCACAAAGAAGGCTATGGCAGAATACATAGCGCGTGCGGATGCCGACGTAATGGCGCGTACACTCCGTATGCTGAAAACGGTCAAAGTGAGTCAGCTCGCACTAAAAGACGGATGCCGATACGAACTCAACCTCGGTCAGGGCGTGCGTGCCATGTATGAGATGCACGGTTATACCCGCGAAAAGTTTGCTTCCATGGCAGGTGTAGGAACAGACCGGCTGCTGGAACTGGAGGCCATGGGCGACCTGGCATCCTATCCCCATGCGGAGAAAGCCGTCGGTCCGCTTGTAATGGACGTGGGTAAGATGCTGGGTGCAGACCCCCGTTACGTGCTGTTTGCTTCCCTACGTGATACAAAAGAGAAAGGCACACTCCCGGAGGTTTATAAACGCCTTTTCCGCGAAATGGAGAAAGTATATAACGATAACAACGATAAATCAGAAGAAGATGGGAAAGAAGAGAAAAAGGAATAACAAACGAGTAAATCCGCCTGAAATAAATAAAAGAATACTCAATAGCTTCCTTGATATGGAATCAGACGCTGGAAATATGATGGAACTATTCGGAGGTTTTTGGCCATTAATTGAGAAAAAAGAACAGGATATATTAAACATCCGAGATATAACCGAAGTTCCACAGCTTGATTTCAGAAAAATAATAGGCAATAAACAACCATCAGGAACTAAAATAGCAACATATATGGAAGGTAAAATTAACGTATCAAAATTCAGTGTCGGTCAGGTAGTAAAGCTGAAAGACTACGACTCGCTTAAATTGGCAAATGAGACCCTGACGTATCAGATGGGGGAATTTGATTTAAAACATATCTCAAATGCTCAGGTTGCAATCTACAAAGTGCATAATACCCGTCAGCTCCACAAGGACGGGAAGCCAGTGTTCTGGTATGAGGTAGGTCAGTGGGGTCGGAACATAGTCGACGTTCCGGAAGATTTTTTGGAAGAACTGCCTGAACCGGTAAATATACCAGATGATAACGAAGAAGGAGAGAAACAACCGGAGAATCCTGTAGAAGAAACTATGGATGAAATGGTTGAGAAGTTTGAAGAGGTGCTGCACGAGCTGGTATCTTACGATAAAATGTCAGGTGGAAATCCTAATCTTTATCATATCAGAATAGGAAATTTGTTCAACCCATGTTTTAAGGATGATATCACCTATTCAGACCGGATAGAAGGCTTACTGCATATTACAAGCATCGCCCGTGCTGCATATCAACACTATGCGCAAGTTACGCTTTCTATGTCCGAAATCAGTCAAGAACAGCTTTACACTTACCGCAAAAAGAACGCCGACTATGGAAACGCCTTTGAAAAGTCAATGGACGAAGACGGGCTCCTGGTAGCCAAAATCCGCATCGGTGACAAAATTCGAAGAATAAATTCCCTGATTAAAAATAATGGTGAAGGACAGGTGAAGGACGAAAAGCTGGAAGATACTTATCTCGACCTGGCCAACTACTGCGTGATGACAATTCTTTGGATCAGGAAACAAAAGTAAAATATGGGAAAAGGTTTTATTTATCAAGGTCATACAAGTTACCAGAATCCTTTTTGTGGAGTATGGGAATGTTCCGATAATTCATGGGAAATATCTTTTAAAGAAAAGATGGAATCCGATGAAATAAGATTTCCGAAGGAAGTAGTTCACCCTGGTATGCCAAACTTCCTGAAGTTTCTTTATGAAGAATGTAATTCTTTTGAGGAAGATGGTGATATCGTTTCCTCTATGATTAAAATTTACAATCACTCCATATTCTTCCTGCTGTTTTTTTACAAAAAATATCATCATGAAAAGATGATTGTAGAAAAAGAAATAGAAGAAAGATTTAAAAGAGAAATATATCAAGCTAATGTCCAGTTTTATCGTATGATTGCTCTACGAGGTACACCGATAGCTGGAATAATTCTGAAATCAAAGATTAAAGAAATCTATTTTTTGCTGGATAAAGAAGAAGCAGAATCACAATCAGAAAAAGTGGAAAATGCTTTTCTCGATTTAGCTACTTACGCAATAATGACAATTATTATCTAATTCTATAAAATAACTATGGCAGGAAGTAATATCAGCAGAGACCACATCGCTATGGAAGCGATGAAGGTATTGATGCAGAAAAATGTATCAGAATACATGACTTTTAAAAATAAGATTAAAAAATTATTTGGTTTGGAATATAAATCAGTGATAGCATACGACGAGGAATGGTTGGCTAAGATGGCCTATGATTTTGCCGATGCCATGATTGCCCAACGCGAAAAAATAATGGAGGACAAATTATGATGCACACATGGTTTGAAGGAAAAATCCGCTACGAAAAGGTAGCGGAAAACGGAATGAACAAGAAAGTGACAGAGCCCTATCTGGTAGATGCACTCAGCTTTACCGAAGCCGAAGCACGTCTCATTGAAGAAGTCACGCCGTTTATTACAGGAGAGTTCACAGTGACCGACACCAAACGGGCCAACTATAGCGAGATATTCCCGACCGACGAGGAAGGAGCCGGCATCTGGTACAAATGCAAACTGTACTTTATTACTATTGACGAGAAAAGCGGTGCGGAGAAGAAGACAGCCACCAACATCCTGGTACAGGCTGCCGACCTTCGCGATGCGGTGAAGAAACTGGACGAAGGCATGAAAGGTACTATGGCCGATTACGTGATAGCTTCCGTAGCAGAAACCGCCATCATGGACGTATATCCGTATCAGGCCGAAGCTGAAGTACAGCCCGAGTTCGAGGAATACGACTATGAGAAATTGTCTGCGGCCGCACGTGTATGTCATAACTTAGGAATCACAGAAAAGGGCGGAAAGAAATGTATCAATACTGACCCGATAAACGTGCTGAATATTCATTACGGCTACGGAAGCGGTCTGAAACTCATTCAGCAGCTTATCAACAAAGGGGTGCTGAAACGGGAGAAAGACTATATTTCTGTGGTGGACAAACCGCTGGAAGAGTTCGACTGGTACATCAAACAGAAGGAAGGCGATGGAAAAGTGGAATAAGGCACTGGACATTCCGGTAGAGATACTTTTCAAGTACCTCTGCCGGGACTACCGGCGCGAACAGGCACGCACGGCGGAACTGGAGAAGAAAGTGGAAAAGCTTCAGGCAGAGCTGAACTACGAGCGTGAGTGCACTCCGTCGGTAGAAAAGCTGCAAAGGCAGGTTGCATCGCTCAAAACAAAGGTACGCGAGCAGGAAGGAACCATCAAGGTGAGAAACCTTACCATCAAGCGTTTGAAAGGTGAAATAGGTGGATGATTTATGTGGAACAGAAATAAAAAATACAGGGACTGGTTGCGTGCGCAGCTTGGATTCAAATATCAGGAAAGTATGTTCCCTGATGAAGAAGAATATCCGGAACTGAACGAAGAAAAAGTTCTGGAGGCCATACATGTTATTTCCGTTGCAAGCAAACTTCCGGAGAATAGGATAAAAGAGGCTGTTATAAAACTTATCAATGAACAGCAAATTCTATTTATGGAATCCGTAAATAGTGTGTCTCAAGCGGTAAGTAACCTTACTGACGCAACTGTTTTAGCCGCAGAATCACTTTCAAAGTGTGCCGATAGTATTCTTAAAGAAAAGGACTATAAATCTATAGGAACAGATTTAGGTTCTGGAAAAACCTTTGATGAAAGTTATACAGATATGTATGATTCTTTTTGTGGTTTGGTGTACAGTGAAACTACAGGTGTTGAATTTTTCAGACAACAGATTGTAGACGAACAAAGCCATGTTATTAGAGGATACTATCGCAGACAAGAAATATTTGAGAGCCAGTATGAGATAGCCAATCGCAACCGCCATACCTCACGCCATGTGCCGTTCTATTTCAGTATTGTCGGTCAGAACCGTCACGTACCCCGGAAGGACGGTAAGAAGTACCAGACAAAGTTTAACCGGAATGTGCGTCCGAAGGGTACACACTCACATTTCAAATTTTACAGATAAAATGATTAATTTATTATACATCGACCTTTTTTGTGGAGCCGGAGGAACTTCTACCGGTGTAGAAAATGCACGTGTCAACGAATCACAATGCGCAAAAGTAATAGCCTGCGTAAATCACGATGCTAATGCCATCGCCAGCCATGCGGCCAATCATCCGGACGCGCTTCATTTCACAGAGGACATCCGAACGCTGGAGCTTTCAGGACTGGTCGCGCATGTAGAGAAGATGAAAATGCAATATCCGGATGCGTATGTAGTTCTATGGGCTTCGCTGGAATGTACCAATTTCAGCAAGGCAAAAGGAGGACAGCCGCGCGATGCAGACAGCCGGACGCTGGCCGAACATCTTTTCCGATACATTGAAGCCATAAACCCTGACTATATTCAGATTGAAAATGTGGAAGAATTTATGAGCTGGGGAGATATGGACGAAAAAGGCCATCCGGTAAGCAAAGATAAAGGTCGTTGTTATGAGAAGTGGAAACGAAATGTAAAGAAATACGGATATGACTTCGATTGGCGGATATTGAATGCGGCTAATTATGGAGCATATACTACCCGTAAGAGATTTTTCGGCATTTTTGCTAAGCGTGGTCTTCCTATAGTATTTCCGGATGCTACACACTGTAAGGATGGTAAAACGGATATGATGGGAAGACTTGAAAAGTGGAATCCGGTAAAGGATGTTCTGGACTTCACGGACGAAGGTAAAAGTATATTCGCCAGGAAGAAACCATTGGCAGAGAAGACGCTTGAACGTATTTATGCCGGTCTGATTAAGTTTGTGGCCGGTGGGAAAGATGCTTTTATAGTAAAATACAACTCTATGAGCCGGACAGGTAAATATCAATCTCCAAGCATTGACGAGCCATGCCCAACTGTGGCTACGCAGGGTCGCTTGGCTTTGGCAAAAGTAAGTTTCCTATCAAAGCAGTACAGCGGACATCCTGGGAGTAAGAATATTTCTGTAGAAGAGCCAGCAGGAACAATTACCTGCAAGGACCATCATGCTTTCGTTTCGGCTTATTATGGTAACGGGAATAATCATTCAGTAGATAGTCCTGCTCCTACCGTAACCACAAAGGATCGTCTTGCTTTAGTTACTCCATTCTTTATGAACTATTATTCAGGAGGTGGCCAGTTAGGTAGTGTTAACGAGCCATGTCCTGCAGTAACAACCGTACCAAAACAAAGAATGATTACACCCGTTTTTATCGACCAGCAGTTTGGTGCTTCGAGTGCAGCTTCCATAGAAAAACCGTTAGGAGCTATTACCACCAATCCCAAATACAGCATGGTTACTTGTAAAACGAAAAACTTTCTGATGAACCCGCAATTTTGCAGTGCAGGAGGTTCAGTAGATGATCCATGCTTCACGCTTATAGCAAGAATGGATAAAATGCCTCCTTACCTTGTCAACACAAAAGATGGCATAGGTATCTGCATAGAAAATGGAGACAGCCCGATGACTGTAAAAATCAAGCAATTTATGCTTGTGTATGGATTGGCAGACATAAAGATGCGTATGCTTCGCATAGACGAGCTGAAAAAGATTATGGGTTTCCCTGAAAACTATATTCTTGTCGGTACACAAGCTGACCAGAAGAAGTTTATCGGAAATGCCGTAGAGGTAAATATGGCTCGCGTCCTTTGTGAATGCTTATGTCTAAGATTATCAGAAAAACATTTTAAAGTAGCATAATAACCAAAACCACAAAAAGAAGAAAAATGAAAACAATCAAGACACACACAGGAAAGATTTATGTAGATTCAGAAAAGAAGCTGGAATTTCTTACCGTGGGAGACTACGGAAAGGAAAACAATATTAAGGCCGATTTCTTGGGCCTGACGAAAGAAATAAACGGTGTGGCCAACACAGAAGTCGACTTGAGCAAGAAATGGGTGGCAACCATCTCTACGCAGAAAGGATGCCCGATGAAATGTAAGTTCTGCGACGTACCCCGTTTCGGATTCCATGGTAACGCTTCGCTGGAAGAACTTGCCTATCAGATTAGAACTATCATTGAAAATGAATCGGAACTCCACACAGAAAGATTCAACGTACATTTCGCCAGAATGGGAGAGCCTACCTGGAATGAAAACGTGCCTTCCTTTGCTCTGCAGCTGAAATGGATAGTAAAGAGATGCGGACTAATGGCAGACACCGTTCATCCGGTTGTATCCACCATGCTGCCAAAAGCCAACAAACGACTGAAAGATTTTATTCTTACCTGGTGCGACATCAAGAACGAGTTCTACCACGGAGAAGCCGGACTGCAGTTCTCTATCAATTCTACCGACGAAGCACAGCGAAACGAATTGTTTGACGGGAAAAGCCTTTCGCTTCAGGAGATTTCCGCATTGGCAAAAGAACTTCCTATGCCGAAAGGAAGAAAATACACTCTGAACTTCCCAGTTACGGCACAAACCATTCTCGATGCAAAGGAGCTATCTGCGCTGTTTGACAAAAAGAAGTTTATCGTAAAAATCACTCCGATTCATGAAACCAGCTCGGCCATTGAAAACGGTTTTGAAGTAACCGGATATTCCGATTACGATATGTACCGCAAGTTCGAACAGCCGCTGCTGGAAGAAGGATGGGATGTCATCGTATTTGTTCCGTCGAAAGAAGAAGACTCCGATAGAATCACCTGCGGAAACGCATTAATCAGTGACAAGGAATGATACGCATATTGGTAGTAAATGGAAGCCCGCATGAGAATCGCTCATGCGGAAATGTGGCAAGGTTTATCAAACGTTTTGCCAAAGGGATGCAGGTAGATATTTTCTGGCTTGGAGAGCAGGTTGCACAGTGCGATGCGTGCCGGTCATGCAAGCGCGGAGGATTCTGCAAGACGGAAGACAGCGTGAACAACTTCGTTCGCATAGCCGGCAATTACGACGGATACATCTTTGTGAGTCCGGTTTATTACGCAAGCATAAGCGGCCAGATGGATGCGTTTCTTACCCGTCTGTTCTATTCCAATCCAAAGCTGATGATGTATAAGCCGGTGGCCGGAATCATCGTGTCCAGAAGAAGCGGAAACACGTCTGCATTCAGCCGGATGAACATGTATTTTCTCATGCACTCCATGATTGTGGTCGGCTCGCAATACTGGAACGAGCTTTACAGCGACGAGACTGGAGATACAAAACAGGATGCAGAAGGTATGGAAACGGTTGCTTCCTTGGTGGAGAATATGAAATATGTCATTGAAGGTCTTTCTAACGTAGAAAAACCGATGAAAAGGATACATGTTCACACCAATTTTATCAGATAATACGGGATGATATAATTTTGACATAAACCTAATTATGTTTAATTTGACAAAAAATATGCTTACATGGGCAAAATGGATAAACCTGAAGTAAAACGAAGAAAGAAAATCTGCACAAAATGCGGAAGAAATTTATGGCTTCGTGAATTCTATAGGAACAGTAATGGAAAACTTTTCTCAGAATGTAAGGAATGCAACAAAAAGCGCAATATAGAACAATACAAGAAAACCCAAAAAGTCGCAGACGGAATATTCTACCACAAATCGTATGGAAGAATAATGGTTCACAAAGGAAAATCTACTTGCATATTCTGGTCTCCTGCAATGATCAGTTACCTTCAGAAGCACTTCTCTACCACAAAAAATCAGGAATTGGCAGAAGTGCTTGGAGTATCTTTACGTACAATCACTCGAAAGGCACGTGAGCTTCACTTATATAAAAATTCCGAGTGGCTTCAAGGAGTTTGGAATGAACACAGGCTTATAGCCCAGTCTGAGAGCAAGCGTAAGGGATATCCGGGATCGTTTAAACCCGGATGCACTGTTGGAAAATATTATTGGTTCAAGAAAAAAACTACATAAAAATATATGGAAAACGGAAACGTGGTAAAAAGAATCAGCCATCCTGTCGTTGCCGTAAATCCAAACGGAACAGTGGCTGGATATTTCAGTTCAATAAAAGAAGCAGCTGTAAAAAGTGGAAGAGGACGGCATGCCATATCACTGAGTTGTCGTAAAGGTTCTATATGCAAAGGATTCAAATGGTATTACGAAAAGGATTTCAGGAAATTATACAAGGAACAACGTATGGATGAACTGAAATTTTCCCCTGATCCAAACAGGGAAAAAGACTCTGGACATTATTGTAAAGGGCATAAGCAATATAAAAGATTTCAGGACTGGCCAAAAGAACTGCAAGAAAAGAGAAGAATTATTTCGAGAGAAAACTGTTTAAGGCTTATAAATGACCCTGATAGTAATTTTGGCCCATACCGCAAATCACCTCCTGGGATCTGCAAAAAAGTAATTGCATTGGAAACAGGAGAAGTGTATTATTCGGTAGCTGAATGTGCGAGAAAGAACGGAGTTGGACTGTCAGCGTTATTTGCTTCTTTAAGAAGGGGTACCAGGTGCGGAGGTAAAAAATATATGTTTTACTCTGTGTATGAAGAAGTGAACAAAAGACTAAAAGAAAAGGAAGTAATTTAGAAAACTACTTTTACATAAAAACATAAAAGTATAAATGTATGAAAAAGCAATCAAATAAAAACGGTTACGCCAAAGTATTGAAAGATAAGGTGGATGAAATTGCACTGGAATGTGGATTCTATAAAGAGTCAAACAATCCGGAGAACCTTTCGTCAAATTACCGTGACCCTGTGCTTCCTCTTCTAATCTCGTTTTATGCTACAACCGGAACCATCGGTATCAGTTACTGCAAAGAACCTTTCAAATGGTTCAAAGGATGCAAACAGGAAATGATAAAAGATATTTTTGAAAATCCATTAAACTACGTATAAGCCATGTCAGAACAGAAAACCATCAGTCAGGCGGTAAAAGAGGAGTTTCTGGACCTGACGCGCTGGGCCAACAACATGATCCGGCAGCTTCAGACCAACTTCGAAACACAGCATGTATGGCCGGGGGGATTCCCCGGTCCGTACATCGGGTACCGCAATACGCCGGCAGCTAAAAAAAGCACCGGACAGGCTTACCGTCGCATGTATGCCAAGGTGTTCAATGGGGCCGGAGGTGACACAAAGAAGATTTCCTTCTTCTTCAACTATTACCTGTATTTCGTGGATATGGGTGTCGGTGCCGGACAGCCCATCGAAGACGTAGAACGCAGCAAGGATGCACGTTTCAACCAGCTTTATCAGATATGGAAAGAAGAAGGCGACCGCCAGTCACGACCTATCATTGCCATGGAGGTGCGTCATCAGCTCCGGCGACTGGAAGTGCTCGTGTCGTCCTATTATCAGGACTTTATCGAAAACGGCGTACTGGTTTCTTTCCAGGACGAGTTTAAACGAAGTGATTATAAATTCCGGATGAAATGAAAACGATAATCAGAATATTGTCGAACACGTTCTTGCTGGTAGGGATGTATTTTCTCCAGCAGATAAGAATAGAACTGGCTATCCTTCTCCTGGGTGTCTTCCTCATGTTCCAAAAAGAATCGGAGCTGACTAATCTTCTGGGAGGAATTATCACAGCAGCTATGATAGTCATGCTACTTTATGCTGAATTAGATAAATTGGGAATCTGGCTTTCGTTACTGGATTTTGCTTTTATCGGATTTATAGGAACTCGCATTTGAAAACCCCTAAATCTTCAGTTTAGGGGATGAAAAATGCGGGGTAGCGCAGCTACCCTTTTCACTAACTTTAGTATCTTTGTAAATATGTTACGTGCCTACAAATATAGAATCTATCCGACGGATGAGCAGAAGGTTTTGTTTGCAAAGACCTTCGGCTGCTGCCGTTTTGTCTATA